GCGCTGTCTGTCCCCGGCGTGGTAAATTCAATCTAGCGTAGGACTCAAGATACGCGTATGCGTTATTGTTGATCTCCACTCCGATCCACGGGTGTTCGTGCGCGTCGCCCGAAAAAATGTACAAAGTTACCTTACGCATCAGGACGTTTCCTTGTGAATTGCAAGTCCTCGCGGTCTGTATTGGTGTGGGTTGGGAGAAACAACCTACCATAGGACTCAAGATACACAACGGATTCGTCCATAGATTCCACGGCGATCCACTTGGGGTCAGACTGAGATAGGTACAAGTTCACCTTACGCATCACGATGCCTCGCGATTATCAAAGGGCGATCTATAGGCACGCGTGGGATAGCAGTAATCTGCAGCTTGCCTGTCGGGCGCAAAAACACGTTAGGGACATCATACGCGCAGATCAGCGTAAGCCCGGGACTCCATTGGGCGCGCTGCAGCTTCATTTCAATCTTCATGCTCATTTCACCCGCCTTAACCTGAGATCGCACGGATTTGCGGGGACGGCGTAGCGCCTCAAGCGGCCATCAGCTTTAATGTAAATAGTCACAACACCCTTGCGATTGATGTACACATCGTCTGGCGGGGCTCTGCCTAGTATCGCATACTCGTAACTACTTGTCATGGAGCCGCCTCACGAATTGGTACACCACTTCACCATCGCGAAAGGCGCTAAGCCACAGCGTGCCATGAGAGAACAGCATGACGGGCGGGTTCAACCGGCCCGGCGTCCGCAAGAGAACATTCCCACGTGCGTTGCGGTGTAGTTTTATGATTTCGGTCTTTAACATACGTTCTATTATGGCAGAATATCCAACGTTACGCAAGCAGGACGAAATTACGCACCGGTATCAGGCACACCACATCCTTGTCCAGCGGGTCCCCGCGATCACGACGGTGTAACACAGCCGTATCATACATCGTTTCCACCAACACTACCCCCAGCGCATCCTCCCATTGAACTGCCAAAAAAGCCGCGGTGGGCTCATCCATCAAGGTGGCGATTTTGGCGCGATCCACCGCGAGGGTCGGGTACTTCTCACGCGCGTTATACCGCCGTTTCACCTCAGCCACCGCGACACGCACACCCTCACGCCAGAACTCCACATCATATGGGGACTCAGTCGAGGTGATGCAGGCCTCAGCACCTATATGGACGCCGAGTCTTGAAGCTATACGCGCCTCGTTAAGACGGTCAGCGGCTGTTTCGTACAGCATTGCGCTTTAGGCGTAGCGAGGAGGTGGTATGGAGATAGGGGCGGTATACCCGCAGCGACCCGTTACTGCATACTATATATGCATACAGAGCATCGTCTGATATCAGACAGAGCGAGGCCCGCGTATCTGTTATATACAGCCTCACGGTGATGTGTGTGCTCATTTTTGGTAACGCATTAGACGGATGGGCTCATTATATGTGTAGGTGAGAACGCGAAGCGCCCCTCGGTCTGTGAGATATGCAGTGGGGCGTATTGTCCCGTACCACGCCAGACCGACGTATTTCAGGATGGCAAGCCTGCATACATGGAATTTGTTCATACTCGTATCACGATATGTTTGCGCCCCATCTGAAAAGCAGAGATGCTGACATTGCGCAGTTGGGTGGTCATGTCTGCGCTGGCTTATGGGTCATCCTCATAGGCGGGTCGTCGGGATGGCGTTGCGCTTTCCTGATGCCGCCTGAGGAATACAAATACACGAGCGGTATTTCGTTGGAGCCCTCCAAAGCGATGAAGGTGTAGTCCGGGCCGCTCACTAGACACAGGTTAGTCATAAGATACTCAATCATAGCCGCTTCCAGCACGAAGTCACCGCAAGGCGGCGCTTTAGGTGCGTGGGGCCGGGCGGGAAGGGCACCGAGGTTCTCGTCAACCGCCCGGAGGGATGCAACATCGCGAGGATGTCGCCCTGCACGACAGACAACCCGATAATTCCAACGCTGCCGATGCGGAATATACGGAGGCCGGTCATCGTGGAAGGCCTGTGGGTAGTACTTGAATGGCGCGGGTGATGGTGAACTCGCTGTTAGGGGGAACCTCACCCAGCCTCAACGTCCCCACGGGGGTTAAAGCCGCGATGGCATACTCGCGCTCAATACGTAAACTCACTAGCTCACTGTCAATGATGTGGCAGAGGTTGAGCGCTGTAGTCATCGTGGGGGGTGTACTTCAAAGGTGCGGCTGAACACAAACTCGGTGGAGGGTCTGGTAGCTCGCAATCTTAATTTACCGTTGGCGCGCAAGATCATCAGAGCTACCTTAATGCCCGTGCGCACACTCACCGTCCCGCGGCGGGGGACATGGCACAGGTGGATATCCATGGGGTTCATCCGCATACTCCTATAGTTGGGGTGAGGGCCGGGCGCTACTCCGGCTGGTGACGGGCATTTGGGAAGGGCCTGCCTAGAATTGTCTGGGGCATCCCGTCGAGCCTTCACTCTGCGTGTCTGCTTTCCACGCCGCCTCACCTGCACATATAGTACGGATGTTCTGTGTGGCAGTCAAGCGCTATATATGGGGGATGGGACCCATTTACGTGCTAAGGCGATGATATTACAGCATTTTTATAGAAAACCGGGGGCTGTATGGGACCCGTTGCGGTTGAAAGTGTGGGGGTATGTGAGAGAGGGTGGGGGATAGTATTATAGATGGGACCCGGCGCGATGAGGTGACAAGGGGGGGTGGGGGTGCCCCACTATGACCGTATGCCTAGGTTCCCTTGCCCCTCGTTCACCTTCCGTTCTCATTTACCATAAATGATATTATGCGCGTCACACCATCATATTTAGAGCGAGGCCTGCGCTGCCCAACAGTACTGAACGTGAACAGATAGGGAACGCTTGGTGAACAAGCCTCGGTTTTCTACGATGCGGCCTTCATGAACGTATCGAGCTTGGCGCGCAGCTCCTCCTCCAGCTGTGTCCTGTCGCGTGTATCAGTGATGGTCTGCTTCAACTGGTCGGAGAACATGGCCACCGTGTCCATCTTGCCCAACAGCTCCAGCGCCTTCAGCTGATCACTGGCGCGGTCTGCAGTTGTGGCCAGCTGCTCCAAGCGACCCCGGACAAAGCCCCTTATCCGCACGCCCTCGGCCTCCAGCGTCTCCTCCACCTTGCGACGAAGCTGCCTGATCCGCTCCTTCACCTTAGGCTGGGCCATCAACCGGCTACTGTTCTGATGCATGAGCTTGGGCGTCATCTCGCTGTACCCAGCCCGACGATACGCCTCAGTGATAGTCACATCTTCCCGGCAGTATATCTGACAGAATGCTTCCTGCTTCTTGGTCAGCTGGTATGTCTTGCCGTCTGCGCCTTTGCTGGCTCCTGCTACGTCAGGCTCCCTGCTCTTCTCTCCCCCTATACTGTCTTCTCTCTTACTGTGTAAGTTGACCACATTGTGGTGCTCATTCGCTTCGCTCATTGCGCTATCCTCCTGCCATAAGAGGGAAGCCAAACATCCGTTCGTTCACCCCTCGTTCCTATAATGTTCTCCTTTTATACCATAACGGTGCATTGTGTGTCAATCTGAACGTGCTGAAGCCCAGCCACCTGCGCAGCTGACCGTTTGGCTGTAGTATGGCCAACGCGGCAGTGTGTTCTCCAACCTCCCCACACCATACAGCATTGTTATCACTGACGCTGTATGTCTCGAGACTGATGCCCCGCTCATTCATCGCTCATGATCCTCCATCAGTCGTGGCCAGCGTTCCAGCTGCAGCGATGTGCTGATAGTTAATTCAGGCAGGAAGGCGGCGTGTAGTTCACCTGCACCATTCAGGCGCACCGCATATCTTAGACTATCGAGCCCAGCCAGAAACACCCCATCAATATAATTGGGATGCTCTTCCGTTCTCACGAGCCGCAACCTCATCGTTGCCACCTCAATGGGTGACGTGAATGCCGGGCCCTGTCACGCCAGAAGCGCAGTCCTTCGCTAAGGCCCACATACGCGCCAAGCTCCACATCATAGCAGAGCAGCACATGTGTGCTGTTGTATGTTAGCGACACGGTGCGCTCCTTCATGATTTCCTTCATCGCTGCCACCTGATCTCAGGATCACCGACCTGCCTCTCATTCCGTGTATGTAGGTGTGAACTCAGCACCGCCTCCGCTCGATCCTCACCCTCCTTCCACGCGACGGCCAGATGGGCACTCTCTTCTGTGAACAAGTGGGCTTTACGCAAGTAGAACGTTCGGTATACCATCTGTTCTCCTAAACCAGAACATTTCATGAACCATCAGTGAACAAACGTCCGATTTCACCCAAATGCATGATCATACCCTAGGTGATAGATGGCGCTGTATGGGGCTTATTCTCATGTATGACCGTTGTTGTCAAATCAGCCGTGTTTCACCTTATATATATAGCCGCTGCCGGAGCTTCGCCTTATATGAGTCGAGCTGCCAAGACAGACCTCATCAAAAACAAAATACACGTGTAGCCTATCAAATCACACCGAATGGTCAGCTGAGGTGAACCCAACCCAGACGAGTCAAGCGCAGCGATATATGGCGTGCTGATCCTAATGTGACGAGTACGCCATGTAATCTGTCAGATTGCTGCTGTGCTGACGAGGTGAGGCCATATTCGGCTTAGCGATTTGATCTTACGACAACGGAACATGCGGCGGGTTCTTTGAACCCAGAGTGTGTTCCGGCGGAGTTAAGATTGAATCGCCCGCGTAGCGGCTGCTGATATAGGGCCGGGCGGGATACCTCTACGCTGCCCGGCCTAAGCCGTGTTTGGCTGATATGTAGCTTTGTATCACATATCACTGCGCCGTTCCATGTTGTTATTGGCAGACACCTTATATATACACGGAGGCCCTGCGTCACTGTGTCAGGTGCACTTCTCCAGAATGTTCCCATATAATCCTTCACATGCTTCGGCTCCCTCGGGAGGCATAGAGGCAGCTCCGGGCCGGTATCTAGACCGTCCACCCAATCCGGCGATAGCGCGTAGGCGCTCCCTCTGACCCGGTGCGGGGCAGGTGGCAGGTTCAGCCCCGGAGATCGTGAAGCGCCACCACCCCGTGCACTAGCGCTTCATATGATGGACAGCCACCCGCTTGGGGCAGCTGCTGTATCTGATCAGAATAGGCAGCGATGCTGAGTGCCAGCCATTTCGGGCAGGCAGGAGCGTCGCCAAAGCATCGATCAGCTATCTCAGCCCAGCCAGTGAGGACCGGACCCATCAAGGACTGAAACACCTTGGCTTATTTCGCCAGCGGTCGAATGACCGTATTTGACCCTTTACCACCCAGTCCCGGTTAAATTCCGGGTCGTGATCCTGAAGCCCGCCACCGCCTTCGACCTCACCTGATCAGTGAGTAGGTACCGGCAAGCCTGAACCCTCCGGGGGGCGCAGGGCATGGACGCACGGAGGCCTTACATGCTGGGCCCGTTATTCACCACAACCCACAGGAGATTGACCATGAAAATCGCACCGCATGATGCATTCACTTACACCACCGCAGACGAGGTCGCTGAGTGCATGGAAGTCGGCGACCAGCTGTACGGCAAGCTCTGGAATGAAATCGTTCCAAAAATGGCCCCGCTGCGTGCCAGCGAGTACCCTGACAGCATCCCGGATGATGTCCTGTCTCGCTTCTGGACCTGCTTCACCGCAGATGAGCAGCGTGCCCTGAACGCTGCCGCAGCGGCGCAGGAAGCTGAGTGGAGTGAAGTCCGACTGAACGCAATGGAGAACGGCATATGAGCATTCACGATGACGCCGGATGGCACGTGACGGTCTGGCATGAGGATGAAGACATGACGATGTCGGTCTTCTTCTCGGCAGACGAAGACAAGGCGGACGCTGTGTATGAAAAGCTTTCCGCTAAATTCATCAACGCCGCATGGGACATGATCGAGGGCAACCGCCGCGACATCCCACGGGCAGACGACGCCGGTTACTGGATGAACCGCATCTAAGGAGGCAGAAATGAAGCTCACATACTGGTACGCTGAGTGCAACAATGACAGCGATGTTTACTCGATCCGCACCCGCACCAAGCGGGAGGCGAAGGAGACAATCGCCGAGCGCGGCCATTCTGAGTTTGGCCTGATCCGCAAGGTGACCATTGAGTACAAGGACGCCTTTGATCTCATGCAGGCATGTAGCATGGAGGACCACCATTGGTGGGAGTTTTCCAATGAATAACTTCGATTTCCGCAAGAAGGTCCGGGAAACACCGGACACCACATGGCTGGAACTAGTGTTCTGGTCTGAAGTCGAGCTGGACGTTCCACACTGGGACCTCAAGCACTTCGCCATCGTCAGGGCTGAGCTGATCAAGCGCGGCTGGTTCAAACCACAAGGGAGGTTCGCATGACACCCACAACATTCTACGTCACAGGCCGGGGCGCGTTCCCGGTCGATATGCTCCGGTATGACCGGGCATGGCCCGTCGATCACGCGGCCCAGCGCATGGTTGTCGCTGAGGCCGGGTCTCGGGAGGTGATCACCGGCATGTTCCGCTGTGTGGATCAGCCGACGTTCGCGCGCTGGTCGAGCTTCCTGTTCGCCGCTGGTCTGTATGACCCGCGCTCCGATAACTTCACCCCGCGGGGGTGACCGTACCAACCACACCCCAGCCGAGAGGACCTCACATGACCTTCACCGGAACCGCCACCAACTGCTGGCTGAACCTCACCCCTGAGCACACCGTCGAGCGTTTCTATGTCCGCGGCGAAGACCGCGTGGCCATGGTCAAGTTCAAAAACGGTGCGTATGCCACATACCGTGTCGATCACAGCAACCGTTGCTTTTACGGTGAGTATTTCGGCACCTACGAAGCAGCGTCCGCTGGCTTCGACACCCGCATTCACTAGAGGAGATATCCCATGAACATCATGTTCATCCGCGAAGCTCGCAATGCCACCCCTGAGGTCGCTGACCATCTGTCCGACCTACTTGTTGATGTGCCCACTGAGGCGGGCACCTCATCCGCTCTCACCAAGGACGTGCTTCATTCTGGCACGGCAGGCCTGAAGGTCAAGACCTTCGCGGGCCGCACTATCCGCCTGCGCGCCGCTCAGGTCGTCAAGCTCAGTTAACCTCACTGCAAAGCCCGCTATTTCCGGGCGGGGGGCTTCGGCCCCCTCGTTTGAACCTCAAGGGCGGAAACGCCGCTGCGCCGCACTCCCGCTGACGGCCAGCTATGTGCCCTCGGAGAGGAGGCGGGTGCTGCCGTATGTGAAGGCTGAGCTTAGCACCTCAGCTGGATCATGCGGCGGTATGACCACACACCGCAAGGACCACACCATGACCATCAAGACAATCGAAATCACCTTCACCGACGATGAACTGCGATATCTCGAACGCGTGCTGAGGCGAGAAGCCAGCGCGATGGAGGGTAAGGCCCGCAGAACTGAGGACTGGCGGAAGGAACGGTTCGACCGTGCCGCAAGCCGGGCCCGGTACATGGAGGAGCTGTTCCGGGATAAGTCTCGGGCCGCTCGCTAAACCAAAGGACAGATGATGACCGTTGTTCATTTCGTCGGGTTCCGCGGGGAAGAGTATCGCTCCGCCGTTAAGGTCTGGGGCGAGCCCGATTTCGTTCACCACTGGAACGACCCCCGGTTCCGGTATTCCGGTGAGGTTGGTGAGGCCGACACGGTTGTCTTTGCGAACGGCGCAGAGGCCCGGCCCACCGCCCACAGTTACGATGACAGCAGCCATTTTTAAGAGGAGAGACTAATGAAAACCTGTGGAGACGCGCGAGCCCGGAAAAGAGAGCTTATCATAGAAGCTGAACGGGCACGTCAATATCGCCGGGCCATAGCAAGGTTGGTCTGGATGTGGCCGACTTCGCGTCCGGGGTTAGACGCGGTGATGCTGGTTGCCCATCTATTCGAAGTCGGTGTGATTGAGGTGCGGGATGACTGCGCGCATCTGAAGCAGCATCCCGACGATGTGCAGAGCATCCCATACCCAAAAGGAGAGACACATGTACCCCATCAAGATCAAGGCCAGCCCTAAGTTCATCGAAGAACTGTTCTATTGTGAGTATGGTCGCTTCGAGGATGCCCGTGGGGCCCGCGAAAGTGGCGATGAAGAGCTGGTGAAGCTCAACAACTATGAGCTGGTCTTCTGCGACTTCGGTGACCGGCACAAAACGCTGATCGAAATGCGCGACGATGCCGAGCTGTGCGAGGCGTACTACGCCGCCGCATCAGGCACAATTGGTGTGCGTGGGTTCAACGTCTCAGCCAACCGCTTCCTTGACAAGATCAGGGACCGGGTCGAGAAGATCGATCCTGACCTCGTGAAGCGCTGGCCCAACCAGAACGGTTACTAGCAGGCAGAACTACGGTCATCAAACGCATCAGGAGGCTCACATGCCCTATACATACAGACTGGTCCGCGACACGGACCCAGAGAACCCGCGCGTGGCGCACGATAATCTCGGCACCATCGCTTACTCGCCCACAGCCCGGTACTTCTCGGAAGTATTCCACGTCATGGATGACGCACCGGGAGACTGCCCCATGGGGGACGGCTGTCTGGTAGACACAGTTTACCTGCACGTGTTCGAATACGGCTCGTGCGACCTTTTCGCCATTTCGCCCGACGACCTCGCCGACAACAGGCGCGCCCGCTTCCTTGGCGTGGTCTACGTCACAAAGGACGCCATCCGCCGTGAGTACGGATGGAAGCGGATCACCAGCAAACGCCGCGATCAGGTCGAGCAGCTTCTGAGCGCCGAGGTCGAGGAGTTCTCGCAGTACCTCTCAGGCGATGTCTGGGGGTACGAAATCTTGGATGCCTCGGGCGATGTCGATGACAGCTGCTGGGGTTTCTTTGGCAGGGAATATGCCGAGGATATGGCCCAGATGGAATGCGACGCAGCAAACCGCAATCTGGTCGATGAACTGGCCGCATCGTTCGCGATGGCCTCATAAGGAGAGACCCATGCTTTTTGGACAAGACACCCGCACACCCATGTATGAGAGCTTCCGGTTTATCGACAACATGAAGGAAGGAACGAAGCCCAGAAAAATCGCCAACAACACCTATGAGTATACGGACGTGATGGGCTACCGGCATATCCGCCTGCACCAGACTAATGTTGTCACTTTCCTGCCGGATGAGCCGCACCTCTGTGAGATCAATTTCGGCGATTACTACACCAAAACCACTCGCGCACGTATCTGGGACCATGCTAAGGTGCAATGCTTCCAGAAAAAGGGCACTGTGTACGTCGTCACACCTCATGGCCCGGTCGAGTATCATGAGCATATGCTCGTGGACAGCCGCACCGGTATACCAGTGAAGGTTACGAACCGCGTAGCGCAGGCAAAGCGGGAGGCTGATGTGATGTTAAAACATCGCGCAGCCCTGCTCGCTCTACAAACCCCCTAGGATGCTGTGTAAGCTTCGATCATCGCGGATACGGACCAACCCCTGAGAGGGGCCGATACCACTAGCGCAGAAGCATCAGCATCACCCCAGCCCAACTGTACGATGAGCAGCTGCCGCCAACGAGATAGGAATACCTCATGCTCTAGCGTTACCCCCGGGACAACAATGCGGTGATCCGGCACCGCACCCCCCCCTAACACAAGGACAAGACTGATGGAAAATAGCATCTTTTACCCAGCCAAACAGTACGGCAGCAAGTTGTTCCTGACCTTCAGGGGCGATGAAACAGCTGCAGGAGACCGACTGAAGCTCGCCGCCCGCCGCGACGGGTACTGGCCCGCGTATTCCCGACACGGGAACTACTATTCGATCATGGAACGGATGCGGGCATGCGGCCTCGTCGAGGTCAGGCATACTGGCCCCCGAGGTGGCCGACGTTTCCATGCGACGAGGAAGGGCCGTTACTGGCTCAAGAAATACGCATAAACCGGAGGAGAACGAACATGATCTTCAACGTCTGGATTGTAGAGAACGGCAAAAAGATGCGCGTGTACAGCGGGCCCAACATTGCCGCCGCTGAGAAGATTTTTCTCAACCACGCCGCCGTCGCGCGGCCTTACCGAGAGGTGATCTTTACCACACAGCCTAAGGAGGCATGGGCATGATGACCGTTGTGCTCCTCGTTCACGGCGATCATAGCCTAGCGTGGCATCCTGCCGCGCCGGGTGTGGCCGCTCACTACACCATCACCAGCCCCAGCGGCACTACACACTACAGCAATGGTGTGGAGGCCGCGCAGGCGTTCAAAAAACTGAATTGACAGACTAACATTCGTTCAGTATTCTACTCACCCACACTCACTGGAGAACATCATGAAAGCGGCAGCATCTCTTTCCCTGCAACAGGCGCAGGACGTAATCGCCTGTATGTTCAATGCCCATCAGGCCTACATGGATCAGCACGGCAACCCGCCGAAAGATCAGGCCACGGCCTACCTCGTCGGCGAGCCCGGCGTGGGCAAAACCTCCATCCTCCGGCAGCTGGCAAAGCAGCTGGAAGAGACCCATAAGCAGCCCATCGCCATCATGGACCTGCGTCTGGCCACCGTTGAGCCGGTGGACCTGCGTGGCATCCTCGTGCCTAATGAAACGACCCGGACGGCGGAATGGTACCCGCCTTCGAACCTGCCAAACGAAGAAGCCCATGGCGTCATGGGCATCCTGTTTGTGGATGAGCTGAACAAGACCATCCCCATGAACCTCAATGCCATCGCTAACCTCCTGTATGACCGGGAGATCGGCGAATACAAGCTGCCTGACCGCTGGATGGTTGTCGCCGCTGGCAATAACATGTCCGACAAGGCAGGCGACATGAAGCTTCCGACGCATCTGGCCAACCGCCTGATGCAGATCGGCGTGAAGCCGGATGTCAAGGAATGGCTGAAGTGGGCCGAGAAGGCCGACATTCACCCGGCGGTGCGCTTCTACATCGAGAAGGTTCCTGCGATGTTGCAGGCCTTCGACAGCAAGGCGACGGCCAGCCCGACCTGCCGGTCGTGGCAGTTCGTTTCGGACATCATGCACATGAAGTTCGAAGAGGCCTCCGAGCGCGTCGCCATCGCAGGCGCTGTAGGCCCGGAAGCGATGACGGGCTTCATGTCCTCACTGCGTCAGGCGCTGAATATCCCGATGTATGCGGATATCATCAACGCACCGAAAAAGTGCAGCATCCCCAAGGAGGAAAGCGAGCGCTTCGCTACCGCCAAAATGATGGGGGAGTACGTCCGAGATGACGCGCTGGAGGACTGCCTGACGTATCTGGAGCGGATGAAGGCGAAGGAATATACGATGCACTTCCTTTCCGCGGCAATCGAAAAGTCGCCTGAGATCAGGAAGTCGGAGATTTTCCGGGACTACATCGCGAAGCACAACATCAACGCTCTGGACCTGTAGGCCAGACTACGGGGGGAGGCGTCCGCCTTCCCCCGCCTCTTTCTGAAAGGAAACACTATGTCTATCCATGAAAACTGCCTGCTCGTATCTCTTCACGTGAAGAGCTGGGGCGGGAAACGCACCGACCGCAAGGTCACCAAAACAGTCCATGAGGAGGCCAACGCCCAGCACAAAGCGGGCGTCTACGTGAAGAACCTCGTGGACCCCAAGACGAGCGGCCTGTTCGCCGTGCAGGAGATCGCCGCTGCCTCCCGGGCGTGGCATTACGCACACACCGCTCCGTGGGGCGAGCGCGGTGGTGACCGTATTGTGACCATCGCAGGGATCAATGCATGGGCAAAGAATATGCGTGGCTTCCGCGACCAGCATCAATCTGCGGTTGAAAATTTCCTCAACAAGTACCCCGACGCTATGGCCGAGGCTGAGGTCTGGCTGGGTAAGTTGCACAGTAAGGCCGACTACCCGACCATCGCTGACCTGACGGCCCGGTTCGCCCTGCACGCTGACTACAAGCCGGTGCCCCACGGGGATGATTTCCGCGCTGACCTGCCGACCGCAGAGCGTGAGGCCATCATCGCAACGGTGGAGGAGGCCAATATCCGGCGCATCAAGGACGCCATGGATGACACGCTCGACCGCGTCGCGACCCAGTTGGAGCATGTGACTGAGCGCCTGCGTGCGTTCCAGATCACTGGTCCGGGCTCGCGCAACAAGGGCGTGTTTCATGACACTCTCGTGTCGAACACCTACAACATGCTGCAGGCTGTTGAAGCGCTGAACATCACGGGCGACGCTGAGCTGACCCGCCGCGTGTCTGACATGCAGTGGGTGATGCGGGGTATTTCTGCCCAGAACCTGCGTGAAGATCAGGCCACACGTGACACCGTCGCCGCCCATGCGGCTAAACATGCCACCGCTATCCGTGAGCGGCTGGCAGCTTAGGAGGTAAGTATGTTCGATATCGACAAGCCGTTGACTGACGCCGAAATCCAACAGATGGCAACGCAGTACAACGAGATCGCCCAGCATCAGGAGATGCGGATCGATACTCTGGTGGAGGACCTCATCGACCGCGGTCCTTTCTACGCGTATCGCTACAAACGCCTGACGCAAGTCATGGCGACGTGGCTCCCGACCTGCGCGACGGACGGTAAGCACATGTTCTGGAACCCTTTTTTCATCTCGTCGCTGTCTGATGAGGAGATGCTGGGGGTGATGGTGCATGAGCTGCTGCACGTCGTCGGCCTGCACAATTTCCGCATGGGTCATCGTGACCAGCAGAAATGGAACATCGCCTGCGACTATGCCATTAATGAGCTGGTCAAGGATGAGGGCTGGTCGCTTCCTTCTGCCGCGCTGCTTGCTCACCAGTTCTTCCAGAAATTCCCGGAAGAAATCTACGACCTACTGCCCGATAGCCCGGGTGGAGGTGGTGGTGAGGGTGAGCCGTCTGAAGGTGGCGGTGATGGCGAGCTGTCGAAGACGCAGCAAGACAACATGCGCCGTCTCGCTGAGGCGATGGGTCAGACTGACCCGCGCATGAAGGAGGCCATGGCGTCACCCATGCAGACCGGCACCATCCTGAAGCCGCGCAATGAGGACGGTGAGGTGATGTCTGGCCGTGAAATCGAGGCGGCTAAGCAGGAAGCCCAAATCGACAACGCTGAGGCGGAAGAGAAAGCCAAGTCAGCAGGCGACATGCCAGCAGGTGCCCAGCGGACAATCCGCGAGCTGTATGACAATCGAGTGAACTGGAAGCAGGTGCTCGACGAATGGGTCCGGGATATCTTCGGGCGCAATGATTACACATGGGCGCAGCCAAACCGGCGCACGATCTGGCGGCGGATGTACATGCCGGGGTGGGAAGGAACGAAGACCGGCAAGATCGCCATCGCTGTCGATACCTCCGGCTCTATCTCGGTCGAAATGCTGGAGCAGTTCATGACTGAATTGCAATTCATAATTGATGAAGTGAATGCTGAAGATATTCACGTCATCTACTGTGATGCGCAGGTCAAGGGCGAAGATCACTTCGGCGAGCTGTCTGGGGTGAAGGATGTCTTAAGCCACGCCCGCATCTACGGCGGTGGTGGTACGGCATTCCAGCCGGTGTTCGACCACATCGATCAGCAGCTGGAGGACCCGGCGATCCTCATCTACTTCACTGACATGTACGGCCCGATGCCACACAGTGAGCCGGAATACCCGGTGATCTGGGCGGCGTATGGCACGTCAGTGACCACGGCCCCATTCGGCACCTTCCTGCCGCTGGATGGGGATAGTGAATACCATGGATGACTGGCGGATAGTCGTCCGCCGTTGGGAGGGTCAGGGGTGGTGTGTAGTTTTCGAGCTAGGCACCACCTCAGTTGATCTATTCCGTGGCGTCCACCGGTCTAATGTGATGTGGATGGCCGGTGAGGTGGAGCGCGTAATGCAGGCCACCGTCCCCATACCATCGGGCTCAGCCGCGCGCCGCGTCGCTATGGCGGCGCACCGCAAGCTGCGAGAAATCAATCGGATCGCTGCCGCCCACTCCAATTTTCATACCCAGACCGCAAACAGCTCAGCAGCAGACTAGGCTGGGTGATCTGATGGTCGTACAACAATAAGTTCAGCAGCGCGTCTTCAGCAGGCGCGCCCAGCTGTTCATTCACGTGCCCGAGCAGGTAGGCTACCCGGTACATAGCGGTGGCTTGCCTGTCGGACATGTGGGTTTGATGCGCCTGTGTGGTGCGGTTGGGGTTACTGCCCGGCACCCCCATCATCTGTGCTCTGAACAAGTCTCCGCGCAGCCGCTCCCCGGCGTCGAACTCCTCTTCAGTTATCTCGTCATCCAGAAACAGCTTATCCAACGCCGTTTGGTCGAGCACCCGCGCTCGCCTTGCGCTGTTGCTCGCACGCTCCAGCCTGACAACCTGTCGGCTGTGTAGCTGGGCGGTGCCGAAATCTGCATCAGTCTTTGATGTAGAAGCCGCCTTCTTGCGTTTCTTCGCCATAGTCGAACCCCGGAGTATAGCAGCCGGTGGTCACGTCATAGTCATACAGCTTCATGCCCTTCTCCCCGATCCATTTGAACCGGCACTTCCAGACATGGAACTCTGTTTGGTTCGCTGTGTTCCTGTGGACGGTGACACCGACATCAGTCTTATTGAACCAGTGAGCTGAACCTGCAACATCATAGCCCGTGGGGATTGGCGTCTTGCCGTTTTCCCGCAACAGCTTGGCGGGGTGCGCCACAAACCAGATATGCACATCATACGCACGTGCGAAAGCCCGGACTTTGTTGATCAGGTCTGAGATAGCGTCAGTCCCCGATACAGACCGGTCTATATCAATATAGTTAAATGGGTCCAAGATCAAGCCTTTAATGCCTGACCGCAGCACCGCCGCTTCCGCCTTGTCGAGGATGTTCTCTATGGTGTTGCCTTCGTTTGATGTGTCGATGAACTGGTAGTGCCTGTGCACCCATGCCAGCGCTGCCTCCGCCTCTTCTTTGCTCATTCTGCCATAGAGACGCTCGAAGAACGGCTTCTCAGTCTTCTTCTCCAAGAGCTTGCCGATATGCTCGACCGGCGGGTTCTCGGCAGACCATACAGCTATACGCCAGCCATGGTGGATGCACATGTTCACGGTGATCTGGTCCAGCATCTCCGACTTACCCATGCCCGGAATGCCTGTGATCAGGGTGATCTGTCCCGGTTGAACGGTGTAAATCTCCCCCATAGAGCCAAGCTCAGGGTCGAACCCGCGCTCGCGCCCGGTGTCATACAGCTCCATCACAGCGTCGGCGTAATGATTGGCGGCGTACAGGCCGTCCACCGGAAAAGGCTCAGCTGCATCGATGCAAGCTATGACCGTATTAGGCCCGTGGATATCGAGGGTGGCGTTCGCGTCCTTCTCTTCCCAGTTTACCTGAAAACACTTGGCTCTACCTAGCCGCCGTGCGATCTCATTAGTGAGCGCCTGTCCGGGCTCATCCATATCCAAACCCAGCAGGATACGCGGCGTCTGCTTCAGGTCCTCCTCAGCACGCCATAGGTACTCTATGTCGCTATCCGGGCCCACATTGGACGCCCCAGCCGGGACAGACAGCACGTTAGGCCATCCCGCCTCAATGCAGGAGAGCGCGTCCATCTCCCCCTCGACGATCAGGATGGGCTGCTCTGGGTCGATATGTGAGATGTTCCAGAACGTCTTGGCGGTACCATCGTGGGCGAACAGCTTCTGCGTGATGGAGCGCCATTTCACGCCAACTGGCTTGTTTTTGTTTGGCAGGAAATACTGAAAGCCGATAGCCTCATCCTCACCATGACCCCGGAAGTACTGCGAGCGAGACACAATATCGCAGGCCTTTGCCGTCTCTGCGGTGATCGCCCGGCTCTTCAGGTACGCGATGGCGTCATCACTCAGCGCGCTTTCGGGCGGCTGGATCGTCTTCAGGTCAGTGTTCTTGACAGTGTTCCTGTGCTTCTTAACGCCTGTGTGTTCGATGTATTCATTGCCCCGGTCGCCGCAGTGGTGGCAATACCAAACCGCGCCATGCTCATCGAGCGATAACCGCATGCAGGCCGCGTTTTGATTGACTTTTTTTCTGTCCGCGCTACAATTCGGGCACGGGAAACGTCCTTGCTGCCGCCCAGTGTTGGCGAGGCGTGAGGCTAATTGGAGGTGTTCTTCAGACATGGGACCTACAGATTGGGGTAATAAAAATCCCTTCCGGGAAGGGACGGGATCGTATAACGCTTCCGCCGGGGATATGCAAGAGCTTGATCGGCTGAAGCAAGCGTATGAGGCAAGCCAGCGAGACGCGCAGATGGAGGCTGCAGTGCGACGGTATAGGAGTGCCATCAACGGTTCGCAATCACCTGATACCAGTGGTACTGAAAGGCGCGAGGTAGAGTTGCTGCAGAAAGTACTCGGCGAATTTCGGACAAATCTCAACGATCTAAGAATAGAAGTAGCCCAGCTGAAAAATGAAGTGAAGCAGCTGAAAGCTAAGGCACATGGAAACGATATCGCCGACATGGCGATGGCATTACAGGGAGGTCGAGATGGAGAATGATTGGGACGTTATGTTATGGAAAGAAAGCGAATTGGCAAAGCAGGAGCGTGAGTTCGATCTGACGCCTGACATGTCAAAGCAGGAGCGTGAGTTTGTTGCGGCTGAGATAGTAGAACAAGCTAAACGCAAGGCTCGCAGGCATCGTGCTGAAGAGGCTACACGCAAGAGGCTTCAGATAGCCAAAGAGGAAGGTGATGATCTTGGTAATCTAATCATCGCATTGAGGGGCTGAAATGGAATATGTCGTGTGGTCAGTTGGCTTCGGGTTTCTGCTCGCAGCTTGGTATTTCCTACGGACAGGCCTTGAGCGTGAGAAGCGTTTCGAGGAACGTCGCCGTAAGTTTCTACAAGATCGTATCGGTATGCAAAAGACTGAGTACTACATCCGTACGTGGGAGCCAGCCTACGAAGAGATGATGGAGCTGGTGCGCTTGGGTGAGGCCGCGAAGAAAAAGACTGACGAGCAGGCCGTGAAGGACATGGCTGATATCATAGCTGCGCTTGCTGTAGCGCATCAAGGGCTGCAAGGAGGTGCTTCTGCCTCTTCACTGGCTCCACCTCTCTCAGAAGCTTACGTAGCAGCTCGAAAAAAGCATCCGCTTCCAGATTAATCGCCTCGGCGGCGTCTTGAAAGGCTTGGTCTTCGAACCAGCTCATTGCCTCACGGACCAGCTGTTCATTCGTCCCAGCTAAATCTTTCGTTGCCTGCAAGATAATAGCCCGGATCATTAAGCGCGAAGATGGTGATTTCTGCCCTAGGTAGGTCTGGATCGACATCTCCCCGGGCGATTTCACATCTGACTTGTCTGTCATTTTCGTAAATTTTCCCCTGCATGCAATCTAGGATCAGGCTGATATCAAGGTCAGGGCGTCGCGATGCATACCACACATCCACGGCCACACCGATGTCTTCTGTGATCAGCGGGGACATGACCGGGCATTGTTCAGCGAAGGTCTTGAGATATGCCAGCGCCTTGGCTGACTTGATAAAGGCGGGCTTCCCGCGTATAGTCACGAGCTTTCGGCTGTTAGCTTTGCTCGCAGGCTCGCCATCAACAGTGAATTTCAGCATATGGAGGCATCCTTATGGATAACCCAAAGTCTAGCACGTTCACGGTTGGTTCGTCAAACGTTCTCGATGAGATCGTCGCCGCCAGACCAGTGCCCCCGCGGGAGGGCCCGGAGTGGTACGTGTTCATCTTCCGCACGCCGGGCAAGCAAACGTATGAGGATTGGCGCGGCATCCTCGCCCACAAATACGAGCTGGTGCAGTTCCTGAAAGATGAGGGGTTGCCACTTGTAGTGTGCAAGGCTGTCGGCAAGTCGCCTCATACATTCCGCAAGGAAGTCAGTCTGGGTGTCGCAGTCCCGCACTGGATACGCAGCGAGCTTGCTCTGCCTGAGGATTTGCACGGCGAGGGGAACTACGGTATGGAGATCGCTGGCAAGGTGATCAAGTGTTACCCCGTAAGAAGTTCGAAAGAACGGGTGGAGTGCGACGGGTTCTACACCATCACAGGCCGTTGTGGCCGCTTGAAATTGGAGGCATTATGTTCGTAACGAACTACATACAAGGGCGGATGGTGAAGCATTTCACCACAGTCCGACGCTTGCCATGCACGGTTGAGTTCGATCTCAAGGGCCAGCGGGCCATCATCACACTCACTCAGAGAGAGGCTTATGTCTGGCACCAACGCGGCTACATCCAAGACGGCAAACTATCTGTGCCCGGCGTGCGGATGGACCGCATCACTTAACGACGAAGAGCAAAAAACACGTGGCTCCGCTATGCTTTGTGGAGCGTGCGGGTCGCTCTATATCATATGGGAGAATTACGATGAGTGGAAAACTGCACGCTCAGGAACGGCTGCTTGAACGCTTCGGGCTCGATGTTAGCTTCAGCGAGCTGATGGATATCAAGGCGCTCTGCGTAACTGCCAACCGCATCAGTCGCCCAGAACCTGATATGAGTATCCATGTGGTGCAGTACCGCGAGCAGTTCCTGCCCATACTGATCCACGACGACGGGGAAAAGACACGGGTAGTCACATTCCTGAAGCCTGAATACCTCCTATCTTCGAACAAGAAAAACGTGCGTGCTGGGCATTTCCGACCGGGAAAGCAGAAGCGCACCAAGTCAAGCCACGCGCCACATTCCCGCCACGTTCGCAAAGGTCTCAATCGCCGTGAAATTAACGAATAAGCACAACATCCCGCAGCCGCTCGTTAATCTGGCGGAGAAGCGACACTACACCCGTGGCCGGTCTGATATCAGCGTAACGCAGATCATCGATGCGCCGCGTATAGCAGTGTTGCGTGAGCGCCACGAGGGTGAGGTCGTTGAGGATGTGGTGGACGGTTTATGGGCTCTGGTCGGGACGATGTTCCACAAGATCGCAGAGGAGGGCGCAGACGCCCAGCATCTGGCCGAGCAACGGCTATTTAAGCGGATTGAGGGGTGGTCCGTGTCTGGCGGTATCGATATTCAGATGCTGGCAGATGGCAAGGTGATGATCGCCGACTGGAAATTCACCTCTGCGTGGGCAGTCCAGAACTGGGAGAAGAATAAGTGGAAGGACCAGCTGGACACATACGCCTATCTCGTGAGGTCTGTGAAGGGTTGGGATGTCGTTGGTGCTGAGGTCTGGGCGTTTGTGCGAAACTGGTCACGCCACGACGCCGCGCGTGATCCTGATTACCCACAGGCGCAGGTGCACCGTGTTACGATCCCGTTACGAACGCCAGATGAGGCTGAGGCCTATGTACATGAACGTGTACGGGCGCATCAACTTGCTGACGCAACATACTCATTGGGGGAAGAGCTGCCAGAATGCAGCGACGAGGACCGGTGGGCTCGCGGCGGGCGTTGGTTTGCGAAGAAGCCAGCGAATAAGCGGCCTTCGTTCTGGGGTGCCGATAAGGCCGAGGTCGAGAAGAAAGTAGACGGGAGAGACGGGTATGTCATCGAGCAAGAACCCCACGAATACATTCGCTGCAAAGATAATTTTTGCGGCGTCGCCCAATTCTGCACCCAATGGCAGAAAAGCAATCCTAATGAAAAACCACCCGAGTGATACCTTCCCAGACGAGTATGTCGCCCTTTTGTTGTTCAAAGACCCTGAGTACCCTATAACGTTTCAGATGCCCTGCCTCAAAACAGGTGGCAGATTAAATGTAACCAATGTAATAGATGACGGGCAGACAGTAGAGTTGGTTCGTGGGTATATAGTTTTGCAAGACACGGAGGATGGTGATATGGTCATCAGAACTAATGTTCGCGGGATCACCGTTCCTCACCCACTGATGTAGGCATATATGAAAACCCTCCCTAAAGTACTCAAGACTATCCGCGATGAGATCGGGCCACTCAGCAAGGATGACCGTAATGCCCACTTCAAGTTCAGCTATGTGCCCATCGATGATTTCTATGAGAAAGTCGCGAGCGTAGCGCTCAAACATGGGCTGGTGTGGCGTCTCTATGAGGCCGATGCGGTGAGTACCGCGGCCAACATGCTGGTCATCCCGTATCGCGTCGATCTGTTCTGGGCAGATGATTGGCATGAATGGGACAGGATCACCATCATGCACCCGGCACAGGGCGCTCAGACGGCAGGTGCTGCAAGATCGTATGCAGAGAAAATCTTCATGCGCCACCTCTTCAAGATCGTCACAGGTGAAGCTGACAGCGATGGCACAGCAGGTATTGTGGCCGACAACACGCCTATCGTGATGGATCAGCCGACCAAGGGCCATGTCGGTGAGCCTGATGAGGCCCCGGTTGGCCAAATCCCCCCGGAAGCCGTCAAGCGCGTCGTTGATCGGATCGAGGGCAAGGTCTCGCCGATCTTCAAGAGGCGCGTCAGTGACGCAGACAAGGAGCTGGTGTACCAAGTGTTCCAGAAGTTCATGCCTCTGCAAAAGTCTGTGAAGGACCTCGCGGAGTGGCGTAAGATGAACGCCGACGTGATGGACTTGTTCCAAGAAGAAGACGCGGTGCTGTATGCCCGCATTACCAAGCTTTTCACGAAGCGTAAAGGAGAAGTGAAGAATGACACAGTATAATGATGACGATACCGGCGTTCTCTTTCAGAACCGCGAGAAGCAGGGGAAGCAGCCCGACTACACGGGCCGCATCCAGTTGTCCAAGGACCTACTGCGCGGTCTCGTCGCAGGGCTGAACGATGGCAATGATGCTATTGTGGAGGTTGCTGGGTGGAAAAAGCAAGGCCCCAAGGCCGGAGAGTTTCTGTCCCTAAGCGCCCAGCTTCCGCGCAAGAAGGAAGCCAAGCCTGAGGCGGATTTCGAGGATGAAATCCCTTTCTAGGAGGAACTATGAAGACCGAACGCACTGTGGCCTATGTGCCATCACTCCACCCCATCGCCCGTTCCATGATCTGGGAGGGCCTGCCCTACACCACCAAGTCACGCAGGGTTTCTCGTTCCTTGCAGAAGGACTTCCATAAAATTCACCAGTACATCGCCGACAATGTTATCGCTGGGGGCAGCATCACTGGCGAAGAATTGCAGCAAGCCACGGGCGTCAGCCGCAATGCCATCATCCGGTCCCTCCGGGGGCTCCATGGCCTGCTTGGCGTCAAGATGCACGCCGACACCTCATTCGGGCCGTATACTTCTCGGTTCGCGCGACCCCCTTTCGGCGCGGCATGGCAGAAGAAAATCCGCCGCTTCTACGATGACTTCATCACGTATGGCGAAGATACCAGTAAGATGTATTACGTCAGCGCGAAGATACCGACGGGTATCAACCTGTATCAGCGCTGGTCGGCAGACGGCTGGGGCGTCGATAAGCTGCCAGCGGCAACAGAGCCTGAACTAGTATTCGAGCTGAAGCCCAATCCCGCCGACGCCAAACCCCTCAATGAGCTGCTCGAAGAAAGCATCCCCAACATGCTGGCGGACATGAAGAGCCACGGCATCGAGCTGAGCGTGGAAGACGGCGATCTGCTGGTCAGCTATAGCTCAGAGCTTTGGTGGGACCAGTATCGTGAATGGACCACCAAGAACAAGGCGAAGCTGCTTGATCATTTCGCCCGGCCAGTCACCAAGCTGAAACAGCGTCACGTCGTGCCTTCCGCCCCGGAAGCCGACCTGTACCCGGTCGTCATCCCGGCGTCCGCCAAGGACACCGGCATTGTCATCCGGTTCGAGGAGTAACGAGAAGCGTCTACGGTGGGTGCGTGAGCAGCCGTGTTTGGTATGCGGGACCTCTCCGTCCCAAGCTCACCACCTACTAAAGCCGCCAGATCAGAGCAGGGGGATGGGCATGAAGGCGCGAGATCGCTGGACTGTCCCCCTCTGCGCTGATCATCACCATGCGCTTCATATGCATGGTAACGAACATCAGTACTTCGCGCTGGAAGGCGTTGATCATTTAGATTGGATGGCAGAACATGATGACGGAGAATGAATTTGAGAAGTGGATCATCGACAAGACCCAGCGCCGGATTGTGTACTTCACAGGCGTGCTAGCGTCTGCCAGAGACCGGTGCAAGCCTGATATGTCGCAATCCCCGCAGACCGTTGCGCTAAACCACATAGCCAACACGCTTTATGAGATGGCCCAACAAGGGCAGGTGGTGCTCGCACAGAAACGACTGAAGGCAAACCGCTATGAATATATCGCGTGGAAAACCGAGGCATTTTAACCAAATCAGCTTGGAGGTTTTATGGCCCGATGTGTACCCCAGCAGGTCTGCAGCGGTAGGAGCGATGCTTAAGTTCCACGAGGGTGATACAGCCGCTGGTCTTGGGTTCCTTGTTTTGACCAGCGACGGGCATTTCCGGGTCGGCGCTAATCGTCAGATAGTGGCCGAAAAAAACGGCAGGAGACCGCTTTGGTGGCGGAGGTAGTATGAAGACAACGACTAACCCAGATGACATCCGCGAGCGCACCGGCATCCAGTTGGAGTTGTCAAAGAACGCCGTGAACCAATCCAAGAGCGGCGGCATGACGATCAAGTTCGAGGTTGATCCTGCCGAGGTGCCGAGTGATCTACTCGCCGCCCCGCTTAACACGCGGTACATGGCTGTCTTGGTGGAGATCGCCGAGCATGGAGAGATGGTTGTCCCGCGTAGTGTGGAAGAGGGTGAGCTTGCGGTGAAGCGAGCTGTGATGCTCTGCACGGACGAGGAGTTTCAGTCGTTTATGAATTGCGACACCCCGGAAGATGCTGCTATCGGCCTGCGTAAACTTCTGAACATCTCCTCACGGGCAGACCTGAAGGACGATGAGCGTGCGCAGAAAAAGTTCGACGAGCTACGTAACGACTTTCTGGCGTGGCGCAAAGGAGGTAAGCCCGTATGGTGAAGAAAACGGTAACGTCCGCTATACCAGTGGAGTTGTGGGAGAAGATGCAGAAGAGTGGTGAGAGCATCTCAGCCTGCATCGCCTCTGCGTGCGCTGAGAAGTTTGATGCGGCGAACCACCGCAGTGCATCGGTCGAGGACATATGCGAGTTTCTTGAGGCAACATACACCAACGTCGTGGATCGCCAGACCCTTGGCAGTCGTATCGCTCTGAGGATCAGGGCTGAATTTGGAGAAAAGACAGATGGCTAAAAAACGCATGAACCGCAGCATCCGCGAGGACCTGAAGGTGCTTGCCCGCAACTTGGTAACCTGCCCGGATGAGGGGAAAGCCGAGGACGCGGCGTACAAGAAGGCAGTGCGGGGCATCCGCCCAGCCGTGGAGAAAAGATGGCCCGCAAAAGAAATGGCCATCCTGAAGAAGCATGAGTGTGGCAGAGAATACGCTCATGTTCCAATCGCCAGTGCCGACGGGGGTATTTCTGAATTTATTTTCAAACCGGATGAAGAGATATACAGGCCCGGTGGATACAGCCGCAAGATGTTGCCTGTCACAAATGCAGTCTATGAAGCGGTGGAGGACTGGCGGAAAGCGGTGAGCGCGCATGAAAAAGCGCTGACGAAGAAGCTCGATGATTACACCGCGCTGATCTTCTCAGTGAAGTACTTCGAGGACATCGTGGAGATTTGGCCTGAAGCCATGCGGTGTTCCCCCAGCGCCATCCAGCTGCCGGTCGTGTCAGATGATGTGGTGAACCGCGTTAAGGCCGATGTTGCCTTGCGGAGTAAGGGGTCATGACTGACCCCGACGACCTGTTGCGCGAAGCGGACGAACAGGCTGCGATGTATGGCGAAGAGCAGGACATCGCACCAGCGAAAACGCTTTATGGTTTACTAGCCGTCCGTATCCGCGCTGACGGTGCCGAATTAGCCGCCTATTACAGACAGGTAGATAGGATGGTCGCCCGCATCCGCGAGTTGGAGACGGCTGCAATAGACAGCCAGACTGACACCACATGGCGCAGTCAAGTGCTTGCCGCGGAGAATGCTGCCGGAGAAGCCGAGGCACGCGCTGCGGTGCTTGTTGCTGCCGCCGAGGCCAAGGCTGCGGCGCTGGAAAGCCAGTTAGCAGTCATAGAAGAAGACGGCACCAAAGAGCATAACGCAGCGATCAAGTTACGGACTGAGGTTGCGGCGCTGCGAGAGGCGTTGGAAATTCTGCTCGAAACCTGTGCGTGCCAAAACGGCTGTGACCCGGACGACATGACGTGCGCAACCAATTTCGCACGCGCCGCCCGCGCCGCAACGGAGCAGGAAGCCGAGGGGTTGAAACCACAGGTCCGCGATTACGACAACACGCCAAGCGCGGCGCAGGTTATGAAAGACCATTTCTTCCCGGAAGCCAAGACGCCGTGCCCGGATTGTGGGGATACGGGGTATAACCTTGGCGACCCTGTGAGTGGCCCCTGCCCCAACGGCTGTAAAGGCAGAGGGGAGGCGTCATGACCGATGAGATGGACGCGCTGGCGGTGGAATTGGCAGAAGAGGCGGTTCTGCACGATCTGCCCACGGCTTATGAGTTTCTGGCGGCGTTATTCCGTCTTGGCTACACCATCGCGCCGCCCGGTAGCGTGGTGGTGCCGAGGGAGCCGACAGAGGCGATGCTGAATGCAGCACGCGACTGGTCGCTTGAGAAGTATGGCGTGGGTGTCGGGAATGATGGCGCTACTGGCTGCTACCGCGCCATGATCGCAGCGGCGGAGAAGGGGAAGGACGATGGCGCGTAACCCACCACCTATCAGACCGAGGCCGGTCTTACGCAGCGCATTGCGCCGTAAGGCTGAAGAGCGACGCGCCCGGCGCGAGCGCGGCACAATGCCCCTCGCCAAGCTCCATGAACACAAGCATGCTACGGACAAGTACTACGTCACCGTGCGTCTCCGCGGTGAGAAGCACGACACATATCTAACTGACTACGCATCTCTTGATATCGCCGAGCGAGTGGAGATGAGCTGGAATTTGCACCGTCACCAGAGCGTCCGCGTTCTGGAGGCATTACTTGAAGGAGAGGAAGATGAGTACACTGCCCAAGGAAGTTCTGGAAGTCCCACAACCCGTGGACAAGACACCCCTGCTGACCTACGCGACGCAGCTGGTCTACAAGCAGGAGATTCGGCACCTGCAGAAATGCCTGACGAAGAAGAAGAGGAGCAATCGCTTGTTGCGGGCCGAGAACGAGATGCTGCGGAAAGAGCTTGGCGAGAAGATTGATCAGGTCCGCTCCATGCGTGGTAAGAAGGCTGAAGCCCGGACAATCCCGATCCGTTCGCTGTCTCAGCCGGTGAAGCTGCAGGCGCGCATCTGATGTGCCAGAAGCTTATCATTGATGGTCAAGAGTGCGATACCCTTGGCGATCTCTGCGCTGTCGTGGGGGAGACTTGCGTCTTCCCCATCGGCATGTTTCCCATCAGCCGCCTACGTGATGACACGTCCTGCCTGTGCCCGGTGAACCTTGAGGTGACCGTAGCGTTGGCGGGCTTGAGTGTAGTGCATATCGGCACCACAGATCATGACATCGTTGTGACGGCGACTAAGCAGCCGGTGAATTGACCGCGATGAAAATCGCGCCAGAAATATTCGTTACCAGCACAGTGGATAGTGAGGAAGGCACTGACGCTGTGTTTCTGGGTGCGTTTGTCCCTAGAGATGATGAGGATGAGTTTAATCGATTTTGGGAGGGGTCGGTTTTTTTGGTACGCATGGAGCGTGCCGGGATCGGCGTTGCAGGAGATTTCTGCCGTGATTTGCCTGATGATTTCAGGCTGATACGAGGCGCTAGCATTCCTTCTTATGCAGAACGTTATTACGGGCGATCCTGATTAATGTCGTTTTCTTCAGGACACGATGCTTCTTCAGCCCGGACTTCTCCTCTTTGTCGAAGCATATTTCCATATACTCACGAGACAGGCCTTCTGGACTACCATCCCCGGCGCATGCCGCGAGGCTAAAGATGCTTATCAATGATATCATCATAGCTTTCATCACGAAGCTCCTTCTCTTTTGCGTCAGCGGCATCGCGTCTACGCGCGACTTCTTCTTGGTTTCGCTTGCGGATTGCGTTTTTACCCGCGCTCATACCACGTAGGTAGATCGTGGCGACAAACGCCATGGCGGCGAGGATGCCGCCTACGATCCAAGCGAGTTTCGATTTCAAGAACAACATGAGCAGTCCTTAGGAGGGTGAGATGAGTGATGTAAATCACATAGCATTATATTACGACGAAACCCACATGACCCTCGATATAATACGGCTGGCTGGTATCGCTAATGATCGTTTGCTTTACAATGATTGTTTGCTTTACATAGACAACGATGGGACCTTAGTGTGGATGAAAGGGGATACGACTGGTATGTCCCCCAACACCGCGCTGGCGTTTAGGAGGAACTGGTCATATGGAAAAGACTGTGAAGAAAACTGAGGTCAAGATATCGCTGGAAAAATATGGTGAGGATGAGGTTAATGTGTATTTCGATTTTACAGGGTCAACCTTTGCCACCGCGACACTGATTTGTGACCTTTCCCCCCGTCCAGATGGGCCGACACGTTTATGGTGTTACCATAACCGCCTCCCACCCAACGTAACGTTAAGGATGCATCATGCTGTTCGTCTTCCTTGAGAACTTCGGAGGCGGTGATGTCCGTGTAACGGCGACGCCGAGAGAGAATGGGTTCACCCCCGGAGCGATGACGCCAATAGTGTCTTTCCGTTACAATGGCCGGGTGATTAAGACTGGTCCGTGGGGGTTCGACACGGATTTAATCTGGGACCGTGTAGAAACGGCGAAACCGGCGATCCCCTTCTAGCCCAGACATGGGGCTGCGATCAGTCTGAAGCTTGCCGTCTCGCATCCCGGCCCGCGCCCACACACCCTCGAAGACAGTGACACCGCCATCGTTTTGGGGGCGTATGGTGACTTCATACGGGTCGCGCGGTATCGGTGCCAATACCCCGGCGTCAATAACCGTCGCCGCGAGTGATGCAGCCATGAGGACTACAGCATTAGCCCTAGGATGAAGCCGACGACGAAACCCGTCAGGGCCGAGACCACCGGGCTGGTGAGTAGGACTCCAGCCTTATTCATTACATCTAGAAACGCTTGCATGCTATTTCCCTTTCCGGGGTTTTTCGAGGTAGATACGTTTTTCGTTGATCACGCCGTACTCTTCATCAAACAGGAAGAGCCACTGCTGCGCCGGGTGTGGACGCATGCGGTTATCGCGAGCGAACTCACTGATACCCGGCACCGACCCATTACACCAGCCCTGCTCCAGCGCAAGCGGTGTGTGGAAGTGGCCACAGAAGATGAAGTCGATACGGCGGTTCACTTGGGACTGGTAGTCTGACACCTTCTTGAACCCACGCGCCACCGTAGCTGCGGGACCGACGAAGCCCTGTCCACCACGTGAGCCCATCCGGTCTCCATGTGTCAGCAAACACTGCCAACCACAGATGTCGAGTAAGGCGTCCCCGGACACTGGGGTCTGGAAGGTGATGCGCTTATCATCCCGGAACCAGCGCTCGATCTGCTTGGCGAGGATGTAATCGTAGTTCAGCTCTGCGTATTTCTTGGAATGAGGCTTGATGGTGGTGCGGCCATGGTTGCCCGGCACAGAAGCGACATGTACTTTACCGAACTCCTCAGCCAGCCGTTCGATGCCTGCGCATTCGATATCAACCAGCGCATCCATAGCAGCGAGGCCACCCAGTGCGTTTGTCTCACGCAGCTCTTGGTGGATGTCTCCCGAGACCTCATCGCCACCACGCAGGTAGATGATGCCGGGGAAATCGTCATAGCCACTATAGTTGAGGGTGAGATCGATACCGCGGTCGAAGAACTGCTTCATGCGCTCTTCGCCGATCTGGAGATTGTAGGCGTTGATGCCGTCCATCTCATCACGGTCGATTACCTCGCCGAACTGCCGGTCTGAGCCGAACAGTACGGGGGTGGCCATGCCCTGCTTGGCGCTCTTAGCGATCCACTTGGGTGGGCTGGGCTGGCGGTTGAAGAGCGGTGTGACCGCCTCCATAGTCTCGATCTGCCGCTGCGCTTCCTCTAGTTTGGAGGACAGGTCACGCTTCACGACATGCAGCTGACGCTTTAGCTCGTCGGCTTCCGAGAGGATTTTACCCGGACGCTTCTCTTCCGGGGCGTATAGCGCCCGATCTGGGAGGTAGTGGGCCTTGCCTTCATCCGCGAGCTTGGTCTCGTTAATGAGCCAGTCCCGCATCTGCTTGGTGTTGATCCCCAGCGCCTTGGCTGAGACAGCCAGTGCGCCCTGCTTACCGGGCGTTGTCTCCCCATATGGGGCCCAGCCTTGCTTATACGCCGTCTCCACTGCCTTCTTGCGCTGCGCTCTCTGCTTTTTCTGAAGAATGGCCATGTACCCTCTCGCGGAAGAAATACCCGAACGCAAACGTAAGAAGAATGCCTATCGCGCCGCCGATCATTACTGCCGATCCGGGGCTCGCAATAAACTTCAAGCAAAACGACTTGTCGCCCAAGCATATTTGTGAAAATTCAGCAGACCATGACTGTATCATGATGCCAACGAGTGTCCCAATTGAAGAGCCCAAGGTGGCGAATTGTACTTTCCGCCCGGGTCTTTTAGTCGGCTGGTTTCTAAGCATCACTGTATCTCCTTACGGATAGAAGAAACCTGCTTTGTAAGCATGATCTTCATTTTATCTAGCTCGTCAAGTCTTTGGCGCTTTATTGTGGGTTGGATATCACGGGCCACGATTATTCTATTGCGCATCTGGTTGATCTTGGAAATCTGTCGCGCTACTTGCTCCAGCGTTTTCGAATACTGGTAGCGCTTCATGTACGTCTTGTTCTGCATCAACTCATTGGCGCGCTCAGTATCACCTGACTTGAGCGCCCGGTTGATGGAGGCCTTAGCGCTGCGCACCAGCGTCAGCATCTCATAGAACTTGTCCACGTCCCCGCGGGGCAGCTCTGATTGCAGGAAGCGCTTGATGACTGGGTACTGCTCGATACGGTATGCCGGGGTGACCTTACCTGAGCCTGCGGACATCAGCTCATGCATGGCGGTCAGGAAATAGCTGCCTAGCGTGCCTGTGTAACCGCGGAGGGCATGGTCCAGCCTGATGGGTGGGATGCCCAGCTGCTCGCCGATGGCGCGGGATAGGGCGCTGGTATACTCTGTATGCCGGTCCTTGGTATCCAGTCCCGTCATGAAATACGGCTCGATGGCCCGGCCCTGATAGAAGCTGTAGTTAGCGATGGCTTCGATGGCAGGGACAATCGCCTGAGGCAGTGGGTTGATGCGCAAGGTCTCCATCGTAGCGCGCAAGAGGGCCCCTCGCAAATCAGAGCCAGTATCTTGCCCAGAGGCATACGCCATCAGCCGCTCTGGGATCAGCTTGAACAGCACGCCGATTTCAAACGGAATGGGTAGCTTGAACGTGTTCTTGCCGTGCTTGACCAGCCAGTTGCCGTCCCGCTCATGATCGGGCGCGTTCTTGTATTCGTCCTCGTCCGACATCAGGCTGTAGTACACCATCGTGGACAGCATGAGCAACGCGCCACGGGCAATGCCACGTCGCTGTGCCAGCTTTTTGTTTACACCAGAGCCCTTGCCTGTACCGTCGCCCTTGTATGCACGGTAGATGATGTCGAGACCCTGAAGGCGGGCATTCAGGAATGGGACGAGGGCCGTCATGGTGCGCATCGTTTTCGATGAGCCCTTACGGGAGAAGTTGATAACCTCCAGCGCCTCAAACGCGGCCTGTGCAGGGTTGCCTGTCTCTTTTAGGGTCGCCTTATACACCGCGTTACGAGTTGCGGCGTCAGAGGCCTCCGTAGCCTTGTTCAGGAGACCCCACGCACGGATCAATGGGTTCTTGGAGTAGCTATTTTTGAACGCCTTCGATGCGTTCTTGATATCACCCACGAAGTCATGACCACCGTAGGCACCGGAGCGCTGCAGGGCTTGGTTGGTCTTGGAGTTGTAGACCGCCTCGACCGCGCCACGTGCGGTGCCTAGGAACGGCGTGAACTTCCTGCCAGTAGTCACCCAAGCAGATACGGTATCACGCAGGCCGTTGGCCAGCATAAAGCCCGGATCGCGGGTCACCATCTCACGTAGGAACTGTGACGGCAGTGCTAGAGCGCGCATGAAGCCCGTCAGATCGGTCGGGGCCATGGCGGTGAGGGAGTCGATCAACAGCGGATCATCCACGACGAAGTGGCGTGTCTTGCCCTTCACACGGATACTCACGTCTGCATCGCCCGGCTTCTTCACCTCGTGCGACAGGCCCAGTGTCTTAGCATCCCGGATCGCACGTTGAGCGGCGACGTTCTTCATGCCCATATCGATAGCAGCGCGGGCGTTCTGTGTGACCAGTTCGACCCAATCGCCCTTGAACGCGGTGGTGCCGCCTTTCAGCTTCTTGGAAGGCTTCACGCCTACAATCCCGCCGAACGCGCTGACAGGCTTGCCCTTCAGTATGGTGACGGCTTCGCCCTCGGCCTCACGGTAGAATGGCACGTAGTCCTGATGTTCTGTCCACAGCTCCATACCCTTCTTGTCCAGCACGCCCGTATCGACCATGAACTGCACGATACCGTTATTCCAGCGCTGATACTTCTGACGGACGCCTTCGAACCACTCGTAAGTCTGGCCTATAGACAGACCTGTCTGTATTTGCGCTTCAGTGAGGAAGTTTTCCCTCTTCTCTCCTTTCAGGCGTGCGGCGCGTTTTGCAGCTGAGTACGCACCAAACTCTTTCCACAGGTTCTCTTTGCCGACGCGCTCCATGATCTTGATGAGCCCGCCCAGATTTTCGCCGTTCTCATCTTTCAGATCGACCACTTCCGTGAAGCCGTTCTTGTAGACGGGGATACCATAGTTGTAGGCAGAGGCGAGGATACCGACTGAGCGCTCAGCGAAGCGTGCGGCACCGATGGCCGAGGTGTCGGCATACAGGTCACGGTCTGTCTTGGCAGCTTGCTCACCGATCTCAGCCATACGTGCGAACTTATCGAAGAACTTCTGGCGGAAGATCGTCGCGTTGGTGCGTCGGCCCGGCTTGTGCCGCATGTTCTGTAGGACCACCTGCCCAAGAGTGTGAGGGCCGGAGGTGTACATGTCATCGATAAGCTGCCGCTGGGCATCGGTGGTGTCTGCGTGGTGATGCCTGAGACGGTAGCGGATGTCAGGGTTGGTCGGAGAGAAGGAGCCGTCGTTCCCGGTGGCGGACTTGATCTGTGTGGGCTCAAACACCACCAGCTCATCGATAGTGACTTTGTTACTGTTGATGCTGATGACGCCATCATAGCCACGCTCTGCAAGCCAAGCATTAACATTGTTCGTGAACGTGATGTTGGGGTTGCCCTCTGTGCCAGCCACTGCTTCGAAGACTTCTGCGCCGAAGTCCTTTCGGAACTGGCGCTTCATTGAATTAAACCCCGGCTCCATACCGCGGTGGATCATATACGGGTTCTGCATCGAGAGGAAAACCGGCATTACAACTTGAGAGGACTGACTCCCGAAAAACCGCTCTTCCCGGCTGTCCCGCATACGGGCATATTCTGAAGCTTCGCTGGTGCGCGGCGTAAAGTAGAACCCCTGACCATACCATCCGCCATCAACTTTTGAAGCCTCTCCGTGTTTAAAGATAGTGAAGTCTTCTGCTGATCCATGGTAAACGACCATAGGCTTGCCATCAGCATCAACTATCTTGCTATCCTTGAACCACCTACGGAAGGCGGATGTGTTGGGGGCTTTGATGCCCACGGCGACTGGCTGGCGATTGTGGGTGCGCAGGGAGTAGCGCTCCATTTCCTGCGTATCTTGTGCGGAGAAGTTGCCATGCCACGGATCGTCTGCCAGCAGCTCAGTCGGGATCACCACAGCTTTCTGGTCAGAGTAGGGGCGCTCAGTAAACTTGATGTAGTCCTGATCTCCGCGCTTCGGGATACTGCCATCCTCACGACGGATATGTCGGCCAAAATTAACCCATGCGTTCTGGGCTAGCGTTTCAGCGGCTAGGGCTGGGACAGCTTCCGGCGGCACCATGGATGCATGCTCATGGAATGCGTTGTACTCACCGGTCGGCCCGAAGTTTGTGGCATTCTGGGCATGGCCAAAGAAATCATGCACCACACGGAATAGATCATTGGCGAGCAGATACCGCCCGTCGGAGGTCATAAACTCTGTGGGTGCGAGCATGGGATGATTGATGGGGTCTGAGCCCTCACCATACCCGTTTTCTGTGAGATAGAAATACAGATGCTTGTTCTGCGCTAGATCGTCCAGCATCGCCTGTGAGTTAGCGTACGGATCGCCATCGCCGATATATGGCTCGATGCTGATATCGCCCAGAAGCTTATATTGCTCAACCACAGCCCCGATGAGTGCGTCATACGACGCTTGTACTTCTGCGCTATCCGGGGAGTGTTCCGCGTCTTCCAGATAATCGGCCACGCGTTGTAAATACGTAACTGGAGGTTCTTGATGAGCGACAATGCCCGGCCCATACCCGTGCTCCTGACGGTACTGTTCTGCTAAATCAACCGCGACCTGAACAGGCTCCCGCTTAGATAGCGCGAACCGTTCATTCATGTACGGCCCGATGGATGAGGTGCCGGGCCGTTTACCCTGTGTCAGCTTGTAGCGTAGGTGTGGGGACCGCTCAGCGGTAGCTGCGTCCGATGTACGTGCGTCGTACACCTCACCGTCTTTGATGACCCGCCCGCTGAAGCCTACCTCCGCGTATGGCTCGCCTGTGCGCGTGACATCGCTGAGCGTCACCGGGATCATCTCATCGGCTTCAAACAGCCCGCTCAGGTGGTCAGCGTTTTCAGCCCCAGACACACCGTCCACAACAAAGTCACCGTTCTCATTCAGCCCACCCGAGATATTGGTTGGGGCTTGGAACAGATCGCGACCAGACTGCAGGTCTTCGAAGTCGTGGTACTGCGGGCCCTTCCTACCGCCTTCCAGCAGCTGTGAGACGGCACCACGTGGCATGTAGACCCGGCCCTTGGTCCCGGCAGGATTAAGCGGCCAGCTGTGCTTGTTGCCGCTGTACAGGCTGATGTGATCATAGAAGCGGTTGGCATACACATCATCCGCAAGTCCACCCTCGATGATCTTGGACCACTGCTCCTCGCGTGTCGGGAGAGCGGCGAGGTCCATATCGAAGGCTTCGGACTGTTCCCACAGTACCGCCACATTGTGGTTGACTTCATTATCGCCAGCGATACCGCCGCCTACGTGCTGGAAGCCATCGTAGCCGAGTGACCGTAAGCCATCGTGCAGCAGCTCCCAATGCGCGTGGAACTTGGACTGATCTGCGGGAGAGAGCACGTGCTTATCCTCCACCGCCAGCGTCATAGCGTTCACGGGCATAGACGCCCACGCTGCGCCTGAGCGGTCGTCGCCATTCGGCGGCACCACATCTAGGCCGAACTCACGCATCATCGCAAACGCCTGCTCGAACTCGGCCTGTACTTCCGGGGGTAGCGGCTTCTCTAGGTTCAGCAGACGGATGTTGTCCTTCAGCTTAACCGCCAGCACACTGGCGCTCTGCATAGCTTCAGGCGTGGAGGGGCGCGCTTGTAAGTAAGACAGCCCCAGCCAGTAATTGTCTGTCAGATAGAAGCCCGGTCCAAACAAATCCAGCGGATTGGTGAGTTGGACATCCATCTGCTTTGGGTCGGTGAGGGTTCGCCCACCATGGTACATCTGCGCCCCGGCCAGCGAGTCCTTGGGACGGAACTTGTAGCGTTGTGTGGGCTCAACCGCCTCATCCACCCGCGATACAGCCGGGTGAGCACGGAAGGTGTCTGTGATGTCCTCAACTGTGCGCTGGGCGGGTACATCGTCTAATGTGGCCTTTAGCGCGCTGATCTTGGGGCGGAAGGTGTCGGAGAATTTCGGAGCATCTTGTCCAATTCGTCGCCTGTAGAGGGAGTCGAGTCTTTTTGCGGCGCGGGTGAGGTGGGCCCCAAAAGCTGCTTCAGAAATTCCGCTTCCTTCGGCGCTCGTCGGGTCTGCTCCTTCTCCATCTCGTCGATCATCTCTAATATCTTTGAGCTGATATCCGCCATCGCTTAGTAGTCTCCTGTTGATTTCTTCGCTAAACAGCAGGTTGAAGTCGGGGACTTCCGTAACCTGCGCTGCTGTGACATTCTTGTAATCGAACCGCTGGCCAACTTGGCTTTCCCACAACGCCTTCGACCATGACCAGATGGTTTCCTGCACCTCAGCGGGGAGCCAAATATCACCCGTGCGCTTGGACAGAATTTGTGCCGCCCGGCGGGTGACGTTGTTGTACGCCAGATAACCACCACTCTTACCACCAATACCACCGTATTCATCACGTCCTACGGGTCGGCTGCTGAAGGCGTTCTCTTTGTCGATGGCCGCGTAATTCGCCATCCACGTATCGTTGGTGACTTCCTGCATATCACGGTATAGGTTCAGGAAGAAGCTGTTGACCTTGGGACCACTGAGGACGATCTGCGTAGGATCATCAGCGCGGAATGAGCGCAACACGTTGTTACCCCACGCCCAGACATCATTCGTATCTGTGGTGTCACTGGTAATCGTGTCCAGCATCATCTTGAAGACCGGGTCGTTCGCCATCTGCACCCGGCGTCCTTCTAAAGAACTGGCCGTGGGGATAACGGGCTTGGGCCTTCCTGCCGCGATCCACTTAGTCCACAGCTCGATTGCTTGTTGCAGGTTTTCTTCTACCGGTTTCTGGGGGGAAAGAGCTGCCAAGACAGCCGTGAACCGTGTAGCGTGTTCTGCACCGAACAGATCGATAATCGCCTTGCGGGACTTGACGTACCAGCCGCGCTTGCCGCGACCGGCGTATGCTACGGTGGCCATCTCGCTGGCACTTGGCAGATTTGTTAGCGCCTCGACAATATTCCGCGCCATGCGCGTTTTGATCGTGGTGAGTTCTTCGTCGGTGAACCCAGACAGGATGGGCCTAAACCCACTCACGCGCTCATTAAGTTGCTGGACATGCTTCGTCAGCTTGTATCGCGCCTTCTTGCCCGGCGGCGGGTACATGAGCCCACGCATCTCTTCTTCGAGACTGCGCGCCCCTTCGTAGCTTTCGCGCCGATACTGACGCCGTACATCATTCTCTTCAATGATCGGCCCGGCCAAAGCCTTGACCCGAGCCCTATCGCCAGCAGCGACCGCCATGGCCAGCTGCACGATGGCGTCCTGCTCTGGCGTGGCTGGTGAGAAGCGCTCTAGAGCATCAGACAGATCACTCAGCGCCTGCGATGACCAGAAGCCCTGAGATAGCTCCTGATATTCCTCCTGAGAAGCGCCCTTCTTCTGATTGCCCCATGCGTAAACCCGGCGTGCTTGCTCAGCGACGCGGATCGGCACAGGGTTCGCACCCGTGGCATACTCCTCAAAGAGACGGTTGACGCCTTCCAGTGCCCGCACGAAGCGAGTCTTCTTGGGCCAGAAGCGCGACGGTGCGTTGGTGGGCTTCCTGACATAGCCACGCTGGATCAGCGGGAAGACGTTACTACGCCATTCCTGAGCGGAGTTGTTCAGGCTGTAGAAATCTTCTCGCCGCCCCTCTTCCGCGGTGCCGGGCTGTGCGGCGATGATGCCCGGATCAGTGACTGTGATTTCGCTTCCAAAACCAGCCATCTCCAGCGCTTCTGGCCGGGCAGTCTTGACGGCCCGCACTTCGTTACGGCTACGTGCGCCGAACTCACCACTCTCTACACGCTGCAGGATGTCCTCAGCGATCACCTTATCGTCCTTCATCACACCGATGAAGTTCTTCAACGCATCGAGAATGCGCTGCATCAGGCTCTTCACCTTAGGCGGCACCTGTAAGAGCGCGTCCTTGTCCTTCGCCCAGAAGCGGAACAATTCGGCAACAGCCTCCTCGTGCACGTTTTCGACGTACTTCATCGGCTTCACGCCATCCGGCGGGTTTAGGACATAGCTATTGTATGCCTGCTGCCAGAATGTTACGGGGTCTTGGGGGTTTCCTTCGCTATCAATCTCGCTGCCGGGAACGAAGGTCGTGTACGCATACTGCTTCAGGGAGGTCCATTCGCTATCGGTGAAGGCATCAGCCTCCCGCAGCATATGGATGATTTCATGGTCCAGAGTCTCCAGCATCTCATCGAGCTGCGCCTCTGGTGCCTTACCAGCCACCACGTCCTTGGCGAGTTGCACGAGCCGGTTGACGGCAGCGCCATCAGCGTTGCCATTCTGGATACTCTCGACCAGCTTTAGTGTGGTGCCATCTGGGGCGATCTTAGCCAGCCGCCCGCGCAGCTTAGCAACAACCTCAGATGGGATAACGACCTCCGGGGCCGGGACCGGTGCTGGCTCAGGGACGATGAACTTATTAGTCCGCCCCTTGCGCACCAGCGAGCCCTCTTCCACCAACGCAGCTTGAATTGCTTTCGCGGCTCTGTTCCCTGTTACGCCTGTGTGACGCTTAATGGCCCCGATGGTGGTGCCTTCGTGCAGGCGATCCCGCGCGATGTCGAGCTGTTCTTCGGTATACTCACGCGGTATGGCTCGCGGATCAGCTTCAAACGTCGTGCCGTCCAGCCCGTCCAGCGCGTCTTCCATAGCGCTCAACTGCGAGGCATTCATGCTATTGAGATCGGGGCGACCTGTGAGGCGTCTGGAGAACTCCGTGAACGCGTCGCTCTCCCAGTTAATATCTTTGCTCTCTGCCTTGACGCGCACACGCTCTGGCGTGATATATTCACGGGTAAGGGCCTGCTGGTCGAGTAGAGCGCTAACTTTTGCTTCGGAGACGCCTCCACTCCTTAGTTCAGAAGCGGTGTACTGCTCCTTGATCGGCAGGCCCTGATTTGTCCGGGTGCTGTGCAGGCGTGCGGCTTCAGCGTTGCTCAGTTCATCAGCGGTGAAAACGAACGGCGTTTGGGTTTTACGAGCTTCTTCCAGAAGCGCCTTTTGCTCTATCCGGCCATCTTCAAGCTTCTTGCTATCTGCCGCCTCTTTCTTGCGCAGAAGCTCCACAGCACTCCCGATGGACTCCATCGTGGCAGAGAACTCTTCAGCCTCGTCCTTTTTAGCGAATGCTTGTCCGACACGTGCGTCTTCCGGGCCAACAACCCAGTACCCCTTCTTGCCTTTCTTTACTGTGTACGGGCCGATGGGGATGGTGTCTGAGAAGTCCGTGGCGAGGCGCTTCGCGTATGTATCAAGGTCTTCGCCCACCTTACGCGGGGTAACCGCCACCGCCGGTGCTTCCTGCCCAATGCTAAGCGTGGAAGACGATGCGCCTTGAGCCCCCGGCTCTTGGGGCGTTTCAGTGGATTGATTGTAGGCTTCACGGGTGCTCGTTAACCCCTCTCTGATACGCTTGGTGTAATTGCGATCACGCCTACGGCCTGCCGAAGCGGCCATAGCTTCCATGACACCGCGCATAAGTCCACCAGCGCCTGCGCCGTAACGGAACTCATCGTAGAGAGATTGCCCGACCTTCAGGTCAGGGTTGTAGATATTCTTCTCAATCATATCCTGCATTACGCTGGCGACGGCTTCCTGCAAGCCTTCAGCGCCACCGGACAGGACAGAACGCGTTAGTATTCCGAAGATACGGTTCTTGATTTTTGTGGGGATGTCTTTCTTCGCGGCACCGAGGAGCCTCTTCAGCGGGGCCATCGCAACGCGCACCGGGAAGACTTCCGTGAGGCCGACCGCGCCGCCCCATAAGATCGCGCTGTTCTGGTCAGACTGGCTGACCGTATGCCCAGCTTCGAGGCGGGCGAGAACACGATCTACTTGTTCACCTGCGCCCACAGTCGAGGCGAGGCCCCACTGCGACAGGTTTAATGCCTTGGCGACAACCGGGGCCTTGGTGGCAAGGCTGGCAGCACCTACACCGGGCACCATGAAGGTTAACATAGAGCCACCAGCGTCGCCGAACCGGGCGGCATCTGTGGTGGCATAGCCCTTCTTAGCGGCGAGCCAGCCCTTGTTGAAGACATGGTCCTTCGCGTCTTGCGTCCACTCTACGACAGCGCTGTCCTTAACGCCGGGAACGCCCTCAATACCAACCGCATCGGCACCGGCTTTAACCAGCCCGGCACCACCTTCTATCGCGGTGAGAGCTGTCCCAGCTAAGCCACGACCGAGCCCCTTAAAGAACTCCGCCCCGCCCTGCCAATAAGAGAAGTCTTCGTCAGAGACCTCACTCTCGGGACGGTTTGGACGCCCAGACAGGGCATCGCCGATATCGGCTAAGACAGACTGTGAGGGCTTCTTGACTGTAAGCGCCGGTGCCTTGCTGGCATACCCGCCGGTTATTTCATCAAGGAATTTATCTTCAGCCACGCCTATCCACCGAAGTCTTTCTTTGCGTACTCTCTCACCCAGCTTGGTGGTATGTGGGTCGGGGCCTGCTTCCCAGCCGCCTTAAGTCTCGCCCTGATGTTATTTTCGTATGATTTGTATGTGCTATTCATATCGCTTTTTTTCTTAACGATATCCCCCCACATCCTGATAAAGGCCTTGCCGCCGTAAGAGAGCTTGGCGGACCTCCCGGCACCCCGCTGAGCCAACGCGGACTTCTTCAGGGCGAGGGTCTGATTGAACTGGTCGTTTTTCTGCAGCGCGCCTGCGATGGCGACGCGGATGCCAAGCATGTCTTTCTTGTCAGCGCGCATCTCCTTCTTCGATTTGGAGAACGCCTCCATACCGGCCTTACCACCCTCACCGACTGCGGTGCCGAAGAACGGTGATTTGGACGCCATCATGGCAAACCCTGCCTTCATCATGGCTTCACCGATGGCCTCACCGCGCTCTTTCTTGCGGTCGGTCTTCATCTTCTGAAGCTCCTTCATGATGTCGGTGAAGCGACCCTCACCCGCGGCATTCTTAACGCCAGCCATATACGCAGCGGCTGATTTGCCTTTGAGGTTGCCACTCTTCGCGATGCTCGCCGCGGCTTTGCGCGCTGAGCCTGTTTTGCCGAGTGAAGCCTTGCCAGCGCCCGCCCCTTGCTTTGCGAACTTCTCCATAGACTTCCTGCGAGTTTCATCTCGGTCTGAAATAGCTGCAGGATCGGGCCCAATACTCTTAGGTGCGGCCTTCGCGTCACCTGCTTTTCCTTCTCCGCCAGACGAGCCTATCCATGCACGTTCAGCCCAAGTCTTCTTGTCAGCGAAGGGTACCTTGGACGTGTCACGGCGCAATTCTTTTGTGACCTTTTCGGCTAATGACGGATTTTTCTCCCGGTATTTCTGGTATTCAGCAATCCGAGACTGGCTATTGACCGTCATGTCTGACGGTACCTTATAACTATCCCTGTTGCGCCCCCCAACCTCAGCCAGAGCACGGGCGCGTGGGTTCTGCGCCATACGCTTCCGAGCTGCAGCCTCTGCTTCTGCCAAGGTCATAGAGGTGCTTGGTGTTTTATAGCTAGAAGCATTGCGCTCTTGCAGCTCTCTGAGGGCCCGTTGCCGAGGCATGCCAGCCATACGCTTACGCGCAGCCTCTTCTGCCTGTTCACGAGTCATCCCCGGTTTTGCCACGGGTGGTGTGTACCTAGGGAGACTAGACGGGTCTGGTACGCCGGTCACTCCACGTACATCGGTGACACCTGCGTCAGGAGCCGATGGGTTGGGGAGATTGCGCAGCATGATCGCACGCTTCAGCTTGCGCTGGTATGCCTGCTGTTCTTGAGTCATCAGGCCAAGGCGCGGATCGAGGTCTTGGTTTAGACGCAAGTCGCCAATCCCGCCACCTTCTGCGTAGCCTTGCACCATGCCACCACCAGCGTAGCCATCACCGCCCGGGTCACCGCCAGCACCACCTTGGTTCATGTCGTAGCTGTTCCAGCCACTATACACGTTAGGTGTGCCCGGCGAGTACTGGTACTGCATCGGGTTGTAAAACCCAGCGGACTGTTGCGGGTTGTACATTTTGGCAGCAAGATGCGGGTTGGTCTGGTTCACGAGGTCCCAGTCTTTGTACGCATATGAGTTCTGGTCTGAACGCCCGCCATACTTCTCACCGAAGTACCCAGCAGTGCCTTTATACCCTTGGGCCAAGTTCTGCATGTAGCGATTGTAGGCGTCCATGTGCCCGGGGGATTGAGCGATGTCGTCAGCCGCCGTATCTGTTGGTGTCGCGGGATTGTCAAAGCCGTAATCTACCGGGTTCTGCCCTAAGCCACTGTCTGGGATATAGTTGTCGATTTGAACAGCCGTTGCTTGTGTGGGCAGGGAATAAGGTGCGATGGTTGAGGGGTTGGGAAGTCCTTGTGCGGGGGAGGGGAGGCCTGTCATCGTCGGCATGAAGCCATCAGGTGCGCCACCAGTCGCGGCGTTCACCGGGCCTCCTTCAGCGTAACCCTGCCGGGGCGCGCTTTGGGGAAGCGGCATTCCCGCAGCCTCCCCGGCAGGACGCTCCGTCGCAGGATTAGGGCTCTGCGGACGAAAACTTTGCATGAGTTTCTGACGATACTCTTCGTTCATGGGCGCAGCCTCCGGCGCTTTCTCGCCATCGCGCATGTCTGTGCGGCGCTTCTGTTCAGCGAGGATGAGAAACTCTGGAATATTGGCGTGTTGCGCTTGCAGCTGTTCGTCAGACAATGACTTCACTACTTGCTGAAGCTTAGCTATGTTCTGCATGGTTACCCCAAAAAAAAGGCTCCGTGAGGAGCCTTAGTGATGTCGTGCAATGGTGTGGAACGTTTAATCGCTCTTGTCTTGGCCGTGGCCGCAGCCACCGCATCGCCCACGTTGTTCTTCTGATCCGCAGTATTCACATGTGTAGTGACTGACGAGTGCTTCGAGGCGCTTCATGTCTCGTGCATGCCGCGCATCTATGGCGTGCGGTCTCAAGGCGGCGTATTGCTGAACTCTGCGGGCGTTTTGAGAGTCGTGAGAGTCGTAAGCAAAGCTAATACCCTCACCGATAGAGATCGGCAGCACTGACAGATACGCCCCTGAGCCCTTACCCATCGATTGAAGCAGAACCTTCATCGCCCAAAAAGGGAGCAATACCGATGTTGCCCGATCCTCCATTTCCGATCAAACCGCCCCATCCTTCGATGAAACCGTTATCCGTCTCGATAAAATCAAACTCACGCATACTGCTCTCCTGTGTTAGCGGATCACAGGCCGGGCGCTACTCCGGCTAGGGTTTACGCCCCCAGTTCATCGCCGTCGCTTCTCTGGGTTAGTTGCCCTCACTATACGTCCGAACACTAAAGTCGGCACGTGGTGTGTCTGCTTTCCACACCGCTGTGATCATGAGCAGTATACTAAGATGACAGGGTGTTTAGCAAGTCTTTTCTGGCTCCCGCGGCTGGATTACGAAGGAGTGTCTCCCCCGCCATCAAGGCTTTGTAGTCCAATCAAGCGGAGGAGACCACCGGGGTCAGCTGGCAGGGGCTTGCACACCCAATAATTTGTATACTAGGAAGACAGCTGTTTTGCAAGTCCTAATCCTGCCAAACCAGCACCGGCCAGCTGGGCACCTTGGTTGGGTCCGGGCGTGTACATGGTCACTTCGGATTGTGGGGTGACCGGGATGCCACGGAGGATGCCACTGTAGAAGGCAAGTTGCTGGCGGTCGTGGTCGCGCTGGTTAATGAAGTCTGTGTATCCGACATCGTGGGACTGTTGCGCCAAATCCCGGTACTGTCCTCCTTGAGACGCCAGAGCCTGCAGTCGCTGTAAATCCATCTGTTGGCGCTGCTGACCCAATCCGCCCAGAGCTGATCCAGCCTGTAGTCTGATCCCAGCCGCGGCTCCCCGCGACGCCTCCGCAGCACGCTGAGATTGGTCGGTGAGAGAAGCGGCTTGAAGACCCGCCTGTCTGTCGCGATCAAAGGCACCTTGTGAGTTAGTATATCCCGTATTGAGCCCCTGCGCGACAACATCCTGCAGGCGATTGTCCCGCTCTCGCTGAGCCAGATGATCCGAAACGAACCGGCGATCCCCGCCGAAAGCGCCAGCTTTAATATAAGAGGCATCTCGTCCGACTTGGTCAGCGTTATACTGTTCGTTGACTCGCCCAATCTGACGGTTAAGGACACTATCGACATAGGGGTTCATGTAGTGGTTTGCAGCGGCGCTATTGAACTGGCCCCCAGTGAACTGGTTGCCGCCATAGCTTGAGTCATAGCCTGCCACAGAACCGACTGTCTGTCCAGCCGCATCCACTTCGCCCGGCATCCCCATGCCCCGGACCTGTGAGTAAGCGTTGGACTGATCCTGTGCGAAGTCTGAAATGCGCTGGCCCGGATATGGCTCGTAGCTCCGGTTGCTTTCAGCCTCAGTTCTGTTCAGCAGTCGCTCGTAATACGGACGTGCGTATTCGGGGAGGTTTGTCTGCGTAACCTGAGATTGTGTGCTCGTAGGAGCTGAACCGCTCCCGCCGCCACCTTTACCCATCGTCTGGTACCTCTATCTGGAAGGCTGTGAACTCATCGGCCCAGCCTTGTTTCTTCAATTCACGCACCCAGCCCTTACGACCATACAGCTCCACGAGCGTGCAGCCGGTCTGCTTGGCGTAGGATTGCAGCACCTCCGTAGCCGGTCCTGACCATTCCGTCAGTTGCGCACCGCCACAAAACTGGCAGGTGAGGATGCGCCGACCGGGGTAGTCTGTCACCGACGTGGTGAACGCGGCGATGACCGTATCATCGTCGTAGACAACCCAAAGCTGCTGATGCCCCGTCTTCAGGGCCTTGAAAATATCATAGAGCCCGTACCGCTCGAATGAGCGATCCGTTGCCCGCATAATGTGTGGTGCCGCTTCGCGCCACGCATCATCTAACCCGTCGTGGGGGATGAGCGATATGATCATACTGCCTGCATAATACCCTTGTTGATGTCAGGCGGCTGTTGTGTGGTGCCATGCTTCTGCTGTCGAATGCTGGCGACCATGCTGTCTAGCTTCTGGCCCCCACTCTTCGTGTCACCATTGCCGAGGTTGCTCACAACGTCCGCAGGCATAACATACTCTCCTGAGGAGAGATTAACAGGCTTCTGGCCATCCACTTGGGCAGGAATGCTGTCTGATGTACCGTCACCCATGGTATCTGTGTATGACGGGCCGCTCTCAGCGATCACCATACGGCGCAGCTGCTCCAGTGCTTCTGGTCCATACTGCTCGATGAACTTAGCGATGACAGCCTGTGGGTTGGGATGCTTGCCTGTGAGTGCGGCCTTTGCCTCCTGAATAAGGGGCTCCTCACCACCGCCGGGGGGCATACCACCGGGCATACCACCCGCGCTGGGGATACCGCCATCCAGCATCCCACCTTCAGCGTAGCCGTCTGGCCCGGCGTCCGCGTAGTATCGGTCGCCGAACAAAAAGGAGCCTTGCCACTCTGTGGGGTAAGCCATATCTGCCGGGGCCGCGTGCGGGTCATTCTCTTCCAAAGCCGACTGCATTTTTGGACCGCTTTTTCTGGCCCCCCAGACATCGTCTGCATGCCAAGTGTCCGGGTTTTCACGCATGTCATCAATCCGCGAGCGAGGATCGATATCCACAGAACCGAGGGCGGCGTTCATCACTGCTTGCCGGTAATCATCGTAATCAATCAAGCCACCTTCGGCATGGCCCGGGATAGGAACCTCAGTCCGGTACATCGGCGGCAACTGGTCCATCACCGGCACGCCCTCACCACCGCCATCAAACTCAATCGAGGCTTTCGGAGAAATGCGATCCTGTACGCGGGCGATGAGGTTGGGGTCAGTCGAGTCGTCAAAATACTGGTTGTGGGCAGAGAGATTGTAGGGCCAGATTTCACCACGCGCGGCGTCATACCGAGCGATTTCCTCTTTCTCAGCCATGGCGCGGTTCACAGCCAACGCGTGGGCGCTATCGCCGCTGTCCGTTGGACTACCATACCCGATCAAGCCGCCTTCTTGCATACCGTCTGTGGCATAGAAGCGATGCTCAGGGTCGAAGCCATGACGCCCACCGGGATACTGGATGGTGCGGTTCGCCGGGAAGGCCTCTTCAGCACCTGCCCCGCTGTCCCCGCTGTCGAAGATAGATTTCTTCTTATCGGTACCGCCGGGGTTCGCCATGCCGTTCAGGAGACCCATACCCATCAAGCCCATGCTACCAGCTTTGAGGAGCCCGTTAGCGCCGAGACCTCCAAGGATACCTGCCCCGCCAGCTGTGGCGGTTGCGGGGGCTGCGCCCATAAGTATCGGGAGGCCACTAGAAGATGCTACACTGCCGAGCCCGGCTGCGCCTGCGCCCAAGGCTCCAGCGCCAGCCGCCGCCGTGCCTGCTGCTGCTGCTCCTGCGCCTGCCGCAGCTCCGGCACCAGCAGCCGCGGTGCCCCCGGCGAATAGTGATGCGAGAAAGGGTTCTAATCCGGTCATGATATACTCACTGTTACAGTGCCAAGTGAAAGGGTGCTGCTAAGGGATGGCGCATATTTATCGTTGTCCAAAACGATCTTCACAACGCCACCAGACTCAAAAACATCGCCTGCCCGGAGACAGTTGCCTGTGGTGGGCATGTTGGTTACATACAAGGTTGACATCTGGGCATCACCAAGATCGAACAGGGCCTGCTCCAGCTGCCCAAGACGTTGCACCAGACGCGCCAGATACCCAGAGTCATACTCCGGTGGCGGGTTAGGCAGCGCGCCACCCGGCGACCGGGCTTTCTTCGCCCGACTCATCGTCGGCCATCTGGGCGCATGTTGATACGCAACTTACCTGTTCTCCACGCAACCCCTGTGTCTGACGAAGAAATCTTGACAGACATCGATCTCCCGCGCTTGCGGATGTAGCCTTTTTTCGTGTACGCCTCGACCGGTGTCGTGGTGGAGCGCACCGTGTCGCTCGTTTCTGTCTCTAACGCGCCAGAGCCCGGCTCTGTGTTCACGGTGAACGTGTAGGTCGCTTGCGGCGACGCGGCGTCAGAGTTTCGGAACGTGATGTCCGGGATGAACTCGGACACAAACATGAAGCGGTCGCCATCCCCAATATCGAAGTGACTGGAGGTGATGTACGCATTCATTGCGCTGGCAGGAGTGGTGGACCCGTCATCATGCGTCAGGTCATGGAAGTAAAGCTTGGACGTGTCTTCATCAGCCCCGATGGCGTAGTTACGTAAACCAGCGTTCTCCCACGCGGTGCGCGCCATCGAACCATAATACCATAAGCCATCGCGGTGGTGGTATGTCACGTATCGGTCAATTTCCGTCGAGCCAGAGGACGGATAGAACCAGAAGATTTCCTGATACTTGGAGTTCACTCCACAGAACACCTTGGAGAGCTGATCCGTGTTAATGTCACTGAACACGTAATCTTCCACCGTACACGGCAGGTTGTTCACCCGACCGTTGTATGAGAAGAAGCCACGTGCTCCCATCCAGTATGCGGTGTCTTCCACCACAGCAACGGCGTTAGGGCCTGCCAAACTAACATTCAACGACACATCGGTGAGGCCAAAAACTAGCTGGCCTCCTACGAACTGGAGACTGTGCAGTGAGGAGTCTGTCCAGATCAGCGTCTCACCACGGGTTCTTCGCGCCGCTTGGATGTACGACCCGGCAGTGACCCGCAGCGAACCGGCGAGGTTGTCAGTGTCTGGCAACCATGTCGTCAAATCCTCAGAGTCCGACCATCGGATCAGCAGTGGGTCCTGCGTGGTTGTGTCAGTCAACGGGTTTGCACCGAAGGCCACAACGATGCGGCTCTCCGTCAAGGCCAACACACTATGTGCGATGGTCGGTGCGTAAGCAGAGCCCGTAAAATCAGCGAGAGATTGCGCCCGCGCGCCAGTGCCGATGGAGGTATCCCAGTAATATACGCCTGCGTTACGGATACAGGCGAGCAAGTCTTCGCCGTATGGCGACATAGACCATGTCCGCAACCCCTCACCCAGCGTGATGGGTGTTGAGCCTGAGTTCCATGTGCCACGACTATATGTACCGGTGCCGTAACCTGTGCCGAACGTCACATCTGAGTAGCCGACGCTGATCTGATATTCAGCCGTGATTGAGCTGCCACCCCCAGCGGTGGCCCCAGCGGTCGCTGAGCCTGCGGTGACAACCTTGAAGGTGTTGATATCAACCACTTCAGTCACGATATGCTCAGCATTCAGCTCATCAGCAGTAATGTCATCTACCGCGGTGGCCCCGGACAAGGTGAGATAATCGCCTACCAGTGCGCCATGTCCGTTGTCTGTGATCGTGATTTCGCCTGATGCAGCAGCCCCGGTAGTGATGGGGTTACTCCCCAGCGATGAGGTCCTGCGCAGCGGCGTGATGTCGTTATATGTACCACCACGCTCTACATACAGCTTGGAGTTTGTGCCGACACCCGTGTAAATCTGCCCGATTAAAGAGGTGAAGGTTTGGAGCGACCGCGCTACGCCTACGTATGTGTCGGTACTAACAGCCTCCCAACCGCCGAACTTCTCCGGGTAACCATTACGGAACCGGACAAGATTGCAATCATACCACCCGCCTTCGTTCCCGTAATCTGTGCTTTCGCGATTAATGCCGGGTCGAAAATCAATGGTGGTGACTGGCATTATTCAACCCAAGTCTTCCACCACTTGGTGCCCGGCAGGTAGTAGTTCGCCCGATTAAGCCAGCCCTTGCGAAACTTGGCGTTACGTGAGCCCGGCCTTGAAATGCTGATGTAGAACGCGCGTCGGAACTGATAGATATCGTTCACGCTTTGTTCGTGACCACGATCCCGAACCCATTCCGTATATGCCTTCTCTGTGATCGGGCCGATCTTGCCGTCCACCCCAACGCCGACCATCTTCTGCATCTTACGAACGGCGAAGAACGGACCAGAACCCCAGCCAATATCAGCCCAGACTTCTGTTGCCGGGACGTAGGGCAGGCGGTTCAGGCCATTCGCTTCGTAGTAATGCGTCATGCCGATGTCTGCAGCCTCTTCAAGGCTCAGGCCACGCATATCGGCTTCAGTAAGCGTGGAGGCGGGGACGCCACGGTGCTTCGCTAGCGCGTAGGGCGTGACGCCCCGCATGGTGCCGATGAGGCGTTTCGAGTTCCCCACCTTCACCCAGTTGCCACTGTCTCGCGGCATTTTTTGGAAACCACCTTCCCACGTCTCGATGGCTTCCATGAAGCCTTCTCGGGGCTTCTTGTCCTTGAGCCCATGGAACAAATCGGCGCGCGGGCCTGTTTTTTCGTCTTCATCGCCACCGCCGAGTGATGCCAAGAACTCAAGAAACTCTTCCATATCAATCCTCTTTTTTCTCCGCGACCGGTTCGTCGGCGGGGTCTGTCTTTGTATCTTCAGGCTCGTCTTCGGGCTCCTCTTCGGGAACCTCTTCGACCGGCCATGACGCCTGACCCATCATAGTGTTCTGGGCAACTGTGACGTACATCTGGCGCATGAGATCAGCGCCGTCAGCTGTCAGGTTCATCATCTGCTGGAGCGTGATAGGGATCACGCGCATACCCGCAGCGTTGCCTGAGGTGTCAAGGCAAAGCTCGTACTCATCATCGCCTTGGGTTGTTTTTCTATAGAAGGCACGTAACATGTAGATATCTCCTGTTTGAGGGAAGATATATATAGCGTGCCGACACGTAGATTACTACTGCTTCGGGGCCTTTTCTAGTACTGCCGAACACAACGCATGGATTTCATCGAACAGCGCGTGTTCCAGCTCCGTCAGTTCCTCGTTATCACCCTCGCCAAGCCATAGGCTTAAGCGCCAACGGCCCTGCTGGGTCTCTGTTCTGACGATATGAGGTTCAAGCCAGAGCTTTGATCTTGGCATCAGCTGCCTGCATGTTTTTGATGATCGCCGGGATCGTCTTTTTCTCTGTCGCGCAGTGGTTGGACATCCAGCGCTTTGCGATAATGGGTAACCGCCTGCGGTACTCTTTACTGCCATGGGCAGTATAGGGGATACCGTATTCTGCTGCAATCTCCACCACCCGCATCTGCGTCCTACGCAATCTGACTGAGAAGCGAACGAGGGCGCGGACCATACTACGCTCTGCTCCCTTATACTGCAAAACGCTCACGGCCCGGGCTTTCACAGCTCGTCGAGCTGCGCGGTCGTAAACAACGCGGGCGTTCTTGAGCACCTCTGGTTTGCCTTTACATACGGCGTGGTGCAGACTGATGCGCAACAGGCCATAAAACAGCACGTTGAGATGCTTGATGATTTCGTTTTTGTTGGGGTGCGGGTTGGGAGTTCCAAGCGACTGCGCGGAGAGCGAAGAGGGAACAAGTAGGCAACCAATCAAGAACAAACGGATCAACATCATAAGACCTCGTAGTAGTTTAATGCACCAGAGTAGCAGTTTTCTGCGACTCGTCCTCAATAGATTTGGCTAATTGCTGCAAGTTCAAGGCGGCGTCGGTAAGCGCTGCCGTCTCTGCACGCAAGACGGCGCTTTGCTCCACAAGGACGCGCATCTGTCTCTGCAAAGCCGCAGAGCGACGCAGCGAGGCGAGTGTTGGTTTGCACGATAGATAATCAAACAGCTTCATTGTCCAGCTCTTAGTATCAGCAAGGTTTTGACTTCCTCGACTAAAGATCGCAGAGTATCCAACGCGATACGGTTTTCTTTCATCGCGGCTGCTGCTTCTTCTATGGCGAGAGCAGTCTGGCGCGTTAAGTCAGTGATGACATGATAGCGCTCAGTGGACTCTGTCTCTTTGAGGTCCAACTTCATCATCATCCTGCGAACCGTCAAGATGAGCAAGATAATAAAAGCGGCGGCAAACCCCATTTGCACGAAGGATGGCGCAAATATCTTCACCAAAGCGTCCATGTCTGCACCTCCCTCAACAAGGGTATTCCACGATATTCAATCTAAACCACCCACGTGGCCACAACGCTAATCAACACAGCAAGCGCGCCACCGATAGCGCCCTGCAGCGCCTCCGCAAATTTGTACGTAGTCTTGCGGCCCATCAAGCCCCAAACAGCAAAACTGTTGTATGCGCCGGGCATCCATGACCATAGACCGGGGATGGCGGTGGCGGGCCATACCCACCACGGAACACCTGCGAACCACGCCAAGGCAACGCCTAGGCCTGTCGCAGGGACCCAGAAAAGCACCATGCGCCACGGCATCCGCTTAAGTGGCACCGTCTCTTTTGCTGCGCCTTGATAACGCCGCGCAAGCGCGCAGCAGGCGAGCCAGAGGACGGCGAGGATCGCAGAGATTATCATTTGCGACGCGTGTCGGCTAACGCCAACGCAAGTTTTGTTATGACCGTTCTGACGCCATCCGTTGCCGGGTTATCAGGGATAGCCTGTTTGATACGAGTCTTGATCTGCCTTGCGGTGCCTTCATCGAGCAACTTCACCACAGAGTCGCCTACAATATCGCCCGCCACATTTTCATCGGCCTGTCGCTTTACTTCCCGCGCGTCGTGGTCGGCTTGTCGTTGAATAGCTTGTGGGTGAGGCTCCACTGTTCTTGTGCGAACACTCTTCCCGTCTACCAGCTCGAAGCTGTCCACCAAGCGCTCTGTAATGTCATTAAACGGCGGTGTCGGCAGGTTCACACGTGGGTAGATGCCGTTCTCCGGGGAGCCTATAGCAGGGTTGAGCCCCATGATGATGTCGCCGTTTTCTTTCTTGAAGCGCGAACCTCTCACCACGCGGCGAAACTTGCCGCCTCTCCAATAGTCCATGATTTATCTCGCTGTTGCCGGATGTACGTTTGAGCCACCGGAGGAGGGATTCTCGGCAAAAGCCATGAAAACGTAAGTCTCGGCGACATTAGGGTCAGTTGAAATACGCAGCTTGAAGCCGTTAGCTAGAAAATCAATCTGGTCCGCCGTGCCCTCTGCCGATGCAGAGTCTACATACAAGTCGTCATTATCAACGTTGTATCCTTCACGCTGATAGTCGTGCATATGCCAACTTGATGTGCTGTCGATTGATTTGCATATCACTAGTGCGGGGCGAAAACCGCAATAAACGACCGGCCCGTTAGCGTTCCCGTTCCCCTCGAAACTGCCGAATTTGCTAAAGCCGGAGACTTCTGTGAACGCCCAGAAGCCGAATGTTTGCCCAGACGCATTTACGTCGCTATGCGACCCGATGGTTATGACCGAAGAGGATGCATCAGTGTCATTCCAATAAATGCTTGATGTAACGGCTGACCCTGTTGTGTCGAAAACAAGATATTTGGTGCCGCCAAGCGCGCTGTGATAAGCGGCGATCTGCTTGCTGCCGTTTGAGATGTCTTGTAAGAAAACAAAATCAGGGGCCGCAGATAGGCCATGACCCAGTGTTGCGCCAGCAGTTGCGTTGCCCGTAAAGGTGCCAAACGACACTCCGGTCGTGGCGATGGCATTAATGGTGGTGGTTATGGTGCCGTCCGAGTTGCTCGCGCCCGAAGACCCGTCGCCTTTCCAGTTCCACGACACGTAATTCTCTGTGTTTGTATTAACACCCACTTCATCGCCAACAGTGAACCCGTCAGCGTCGAAGGTAGAGAGGCTTTCTGTGTCAGTAACCTGCGCCTGCTGCGCGTCAGGAACGACGTATTTTGTTGCACCGCGCACAGCGTCGAAGACGCGATGCCCATCCGCCGCATCACGGTTCTTAATCCACACCAGATCAGGCTGGAAGTCCAGAGACGAAATCTCGTTGCCGGATGAGCCGATGGCTGTGCCGTTGCCGGTGTACAGCGCCACGTCGAAGTAGTTGCTGGGCTTGGGCACTGCGGCTTCGGGCATATTGAAGCTGGAGATAGGGACAGCCCATGTCGGGGCGGTGTATGACCAGTCCGCTTCTTCAGTGCGGATAGTGTACACAGGGCCTCCGGCACCTGACCTGCCAATAACAAAGTGGATTGTTTTTTCTGAAGAGCTTGCGATAGTGAATAGCTCGCCAGTTTCCGAGTTAGGAACTGCGCTGTTCTCCCAAGTGCCGTTTTTGCCGTAAAAGAACTGGCCGTCCTTGTACGCAAGCATTAATACGTCTGCGCTCGATATGGTCGCAGGTGAAAAAGAACTGCTTGAGCCTTCGTTGTAGACAGTGTTTGTGGCAACACGCAGCACGCATGATGCTGAGTCAGTGTGCGGGGATGACGTGGAAGCCGCTCCGAGTGGCTTTGTGGATGACACCCACAGACCAAACATTTCATCACCTGCGGTGTCCACCACAGCTTCTAAATAGCAACCGCTTTCGATCACAGGCATGGAGAGCGCGATAAGCCTATCATTGCTCCAACCAGCCGCCTTCCGTCCACCCTCACTGATGGTCGCGGGGGTTGATGTGCCAACATGATCGACTGGACTTATGATTGGATACACCCGCCCCGGCGTGTCGGCTACCTGATGGTCTGTGCCCATGCCCGACGCGGTGAAGTCATTTGCGTTGCCGCTTTCATCATCGCCTAAATCAGAACTGTCGCGGAAATCAATATGAAAGCCGTTTGTGCCGTATGAGACGGAAGCTGTAATCGGCTTCCACACACCGCTTGCGTCAAACTCACCGAAATCCGTAGCCGCGCCGACGATGCCGTCTTGAACATGAACGTCAGCCAGCAACCCGTCCACGTAGTCATCGGTTCCAAATTCGTTCCGACAAATAGCCATTGTTCCGCCTGTCCGTAACAGGTCGGTTGTCGTGTTCTGCGGCATGTTGTGATTGGTGTTGATGTCCGTCTGCTCAACGCCATTCACATCAACTTTTACTCTGTCTGTTGATGTCACTTGGGTCGTGTCAACCCTGACAACAATGTGATACCAAGCCGTCGGATCACGGAACATCATTGCGGGGATGTAGGCGGTGTATGCTGCATCAAATGCAACGTTCAGACGGTCGTTTGTGTCAAAGAATATGTAACACTGACCGCCATTTCTTTGCATAAACAGGTCTTGCTCAACCCCAAACACAGTGCGCCTGTGCCAGAATGAGTATGTCTGTGTTTTATCGCTATCCGCCGTGGTCCCCCACGCCTTCGACATATACGAACTCGACGCGCTGTCGAACATGCACGACTGCCCGATGATGTCGAGGTTAATAGCCTGTCGGACGCGACCCGGTCTTACTAATGGCAGCATTACTGAAGCGCCACGATGTCGAGATGCTGGAAACTGTTGTTCACCACGCAAGTCACCATGAAGTCATCACCGTTGGTCGTGGTGAAGCTGTCGCCCGTCACTATCGTCCAGCCGCTCGTTGTGATCGCACCTGCGCTACCATCGTTCGTGTACTGGATCACGACCACACCGTTGTTACTCATGGGAGCCAGCGTGTGTGCGCCGCCGTTCACTGCGTATTGCAGATTGCCGTTCGCCTCATCGGGTGTGTAGGTGCCGCTGGATTTCGTGCCTGCGTTGTATGGCGTCTGCGCGAAGCCCTTAGTCAGCACGTCAGCGGTGTCGGCCTTCAGCGTGTCGGCATCGTAAGCCTGTACGTCAGTTCCGATCTCCAGCCCCGTGATGACGTTGCTGTTCAGATCGAGGTTGCCACCAAGCTGTGGCGTTGCGTCATCAACCAGATTGAATGTCAGTGTATCGGCATAAGCCTTCACCGATTGCTGTGATGGCACCGCTGTCGCTGAGTCCGAGGACAGTGTGTCTTCGTCGAGGAAGTCCAATACCCCGGCAGTGCCAGACCCTGTGAAGTATGGCACCTTGTTCGCCGCTGAAGTCAGACCTGCCAAGGCAGTGAGATCGGCATCGAGGGGCTGGTACACACCGCTGCTGACAATCGCGACCACGTTAGTGCCATCACAGTAAACGACTGAAATTTCACCGTTGGGGACGGAAACGCCCGTGCCTGCGGCTGTCTTGATCGTGAATGCGTACCCGCCGGTCGTGGCGTTGCTCACCACGTACAGCTTCTCTTTGGTTGGGCAGACTAGGTTGCGCGCGGCGGTGAGCGTGCCACCTACCTCAAGCACCATCTGACGGGCTTCATCGGTTGAGCCGTTGTTGGTTGTGAGGCTGTAACTCGCGGTGTCGTCATGCGTGACGGATGCGACGCCTGAGATTGCCTCTTCCAAGAGCGTGCCGAGGACGGTGTTGAGGATAGCGCCCCACGTGCTATCTTTCTCGCCCGAGGCCATCAACTCCAATCTTAGGCGGTCTGAATATGTGCTAGGCATAAATTAAATCCAGTCGTTTATTTCGCTATCAACCACATCACTCCACGCGTCTGTTTCGCTATCGTCCACAGCGCCCCAAGATGCAGATTGAGAATCATCAGGAGCGCTCCAAGTGGTCTGCTGTTGACCGTACAGGTTAAGTATCCACCCCATAATGCGCCCTATGCATCCACGTAGATGTAAGCAAGAGAAGCTGCGATGGCGGTGGTATTATCCGATACGTCACGGATTTGCACACGCACGTCAGTTGAGGGCTCAAGAACAACGCCGTTCATCGACACAATCGTCTGGCCGGTCGTCACCTGAATTGGCTTAATGGACCGATAGACACCGCCACTTGCCCGCGCTTGCAATACAATGTCTGCCGCGCCTGCGGAACCATTGGCTCGCGCCAGCGTTACCGCGAAATCCTGTAATATCGCTTTTTTATCTGACGGCACCCGGAACGCCAACACCTGCGATTGCTGGTCATTCGCGGTGATGTAGGCAAGCACCTCATCCTGTTCGTCAGGTACGCCGTTCGTGAAATCGTTTTCAATTACGCAGGCCACGTTACCGGCAATTTCGGTCGAATCCACATTGTAGCCGCGATAAACTTCCGTTGCCGTCACGCCCAGTGATACCGGGGTGCGCCCGTCGGATGCGTTCGTTGCCACCGTAACCGTCTGCTCAATCCCACTTGCGTCCAGATACTGCCATGCGATGTCGATGTCTGTGTCGCCGGATGCGTCAGATGCCATGTAGGGCGTGAAGCTAGTCGTGGGCGATGTCCTGATGCCGCCGTATGCCCACAGATGCTCCCACGTTGCAGGCGTGCCCAACACGACGCCCGTACCGAGTCCCGTGCTATAACCAAATTTGTTTCGTTGCTCTGCCCCGCCCAAACGCCCCAGCGCAAGGTCAATCATCGGGTCAATCGTGCGAACCAGCGCCGCATCGGCATCCGCGCCGAGTGTCTGGTTCAGGGGTGAGTTCGGTTGCCGGAACGTCCCGAAATAAGTATAAAGCCGGAGGTATGTCTGGGCGTCACTGCCATTGACAAGACGCAGCCGGAAGTACCGCGGGCCCTTAGATGCTGTATGAAACTCATGAATACCAGCGGATACAGTAAATCCGTTGCTGGGGAACGACCCCCAATTAGTACCATCGACACTAAAGTCGAAATAAAGCGTGCCCGCGGCGTCGGTAATGCAAGACACCATCACATCTGCATGATTGTTTTGTTCTGATGTGCCGGTGAACGTCGCTGAGCCTGTGAGCGGTGTGGTGGTGGTGTTCGAGCCGTCTGAGGCCACACCTTGATCCAGCGTCGGTAGGGGCGCTGCCGGGGATACATCGGTAGCTGAGCCATCCGCCCCGTAGGTCATCTTCACGCGCTGGTGCTTGACGCCTCCAATATCGTCGGCGGCTAATGTATCGCCGGATGCACCTTGGTTGAGCGTGATGTTATCTGCCATTATGCCAACCTGATAAACCCACTGACAGCATCAGCGGTGGGGAACTGGACAGTGAAGGTTTCAGCTGTAGCGGTTTTGTCTGCGCCAAAGTCCAAGACGCATACCGCAGCGTTAGAAGAGCTGGTGTTGTAAATCAGTGCGCCACGTGCGGTGAACGTCGCACCAGCCCACGACACGTCCGTCATATCGACGATACCGGTCGTGCCAGACGATGTGGGGTTGATGTTCGTGATCGTTGCGCCGCCTGCGGTGTACCCGGTGCCGGAGATTTCGTTTGTCGCGCTGTAGGCTGTGGTGCTGGCGTCAAGGTCGGCAGAGGACGTGTAAAGCGCCATCTTGAACGTGTGGCCCGCTGTCGTGAAGTCATGGAGGCCGTCGGCCAACTCTTTCTTGAAGCTTGTGCACAACGCCTGTGTGATCGACATGTTATGTTCTCGCTATCCTGACTTGCGCGTTGCGGTAAAAATCATGACGCAGCTTAGCCTTGCCCAACTGCTCCAACCGCAGCATGCCCCGGTTGTATTCTTCGTTGTACAGGGCAACGAGGTCTGGCTCGCCCTTCATGTACTTGTACCCCTCCACCAGACACGCATTCAGCAACACGGACTCGCAGTTATCGCCTAGCCACGATGTGGCGGCGGTTACGATGGTGGTGGGCTTGTAGCCGTATGCGATCTTGGACGCGTATGAGCTGTCCGGCGTCGGACCAACGATAAAAGAGTCTTTATCGAAGAACGCGTAGTATTTCGGCAGGCCGGTGTTCGTGCTCTCGTTGGGGTACGCTTCGCGAATGAACGACGGGTCTTTCTGGATCAGGTATGACCAGTTGCTTGAGCCATCCAAGACAGCGACGCCCTGAGGCCACAAGAAATCCGAAGGCAGCGACAGATACGTATTGCCCGAGGTGAATGTTCCGCTTTGGTTCTTTGTCAGGTCTGGGAACTCAGCATCGTGGTAGATTTTGTCTTCGGCCTGCTTCACGATCACGGGGATGTCGGCCACAAACGTGGTCTCTGTGTTTTCCAGATAGTTCTGTATTGCGCTGGTCAGTTCCGTGTAATTCATTACGATACCACCACTGTTACAACGCCTAGATACAATGTGATTGCCGGAAGATTACTGCCAACAGGTGACCAGCTGAACAAACGACGGCTTTCGCCCTGCGCAGTGTCTGGCCGTGGGTTTCGGAGGGCCGTGTTCTCTGTGGAGACGTGGTCCCCCAGTGAGTTCTGTGGGTGGTCCTCGTCTAAACACACCGGACAGACCAGTAGGCCGTTAGGTGCCCCGTTTTCAATCTCCTCAGACAGGCGATCCAAGTTGTACCGGAAGGAGCAGCGATCACAGAAGCCGTATGCGCGCTTGCCCCGGGCCCAACTCATAGTGCACTCACATGTGGACGTAGGAACACCGCAGCGCGATCACGATCCTCGTCAGCCGCCATCATGTAATCTTCTTCGTACAAGCCCTTCAAGGCCGGGGCTCGTGCGTTGGATTCAGGCGATTTTGCTTTGACCGCCAGATGGTAAGCCAGCCCGGAAATCAGCGCGGGGAGGAACCGCTCAGGCATGTCCATGGTGTTCGCGCCATTCGTGCCCGTGTCCTCGACCCGCCGGAGACGCCAGTACACGAAGGTGTAATCGCTGGTGTCGGGCACAGGCCACAGCGTAACGCTTGGCGACGTGGTGCGGCTCACCATCATCTGCAGTGGGCGACCCTGCGTGTTCTTATTCGTCTGGCTGGCATACTGCGAGAAGGAGATGCGGCGGATGGGATAGTCAGACTGGCTGGTGCCGGTGCCTGACCGTAGTACCGAGTCCACCAGATCGATGGTCCCACTTGGCAGGTTGTATGATGCCGTGCCAGAGGTGAGGGCTTGGGTGCCCTCTTCCACCGTCCACAGGTTGATGCCGCGGTTCTGCCAATCCAGCATCATCAGGTTGATGGAGCGCCGGGCACTGGCGAGATCGTAGCCGCTACGCATCTCTACGCCCGCGCGGTCAGACGCCTCTTCAACGATTTCAGTGATGTCGAGATTGAAGGCAGACGTGCCGCTTGTGGCCATTAGTGAACCCTTTCCATGGCTTCGTACCAGTCCATCGGATGCCACACATGGCTATGGACGAACTGGGCGTCTCCTTCTGCGTCTGGTTCACTGAGTAAGTATTCCTCGCAAAAGGAACAGTAAAACCATTCAGCGTCCAGAGCCTGCGCCATGCATCACCTATTCATAGAAGATCGTTGCGGAGGTAACGTTCGTGAGGGTGATATACACATCTGTGGCGAAAACGATGCCATCATCGAACATCACAGTGTGTGGGGTTGCGGCTGCGGGCACAGCAAGGGTGAGTTTCGCTGTCCCGCCAGAGCCACCATCCTTCAGCACCACGGAACCCGCCGTGCCATCGCCGATGAAGTAGACACCGCGCACGCGGGCGCGGATGTCTACAACTTCTTCACTCGATGTGTGGGTGGAGGCCTTGAGGTCTCGCGTGCTCATACTACGCCTGCTTGTACAGGATAGTCACACGTGCGGAGCCAGCCGTGGCGTCAGCGACCGACTGGTCATACTGAGCAACAGCGGTAACCGCGGTTCCGCCAACATCGTCCCAGTCCGCAAGCGGCACCGATGCAGTCGAGGAGCCGACCGTGCGGCCAGCCGAAGACACGTCAACGTTAAGGACGAACTCGTCCACGTCGGTCGAGATGCCGACATCAATCAGATCAGTGCCTGAGCTGTCAAACGCTGTCAGCACATCCACCCAGACTTCGAGGACCTGAGCGTTGGCAGGCAGCGTGCCCAGCGTGACTGGGGAGCCGTCGTTAGCGAACCCGACAAGGCCGGTGAGGACCAGCACAGAGCCGGAGCCAGAAAGCGCGCCGGTAGAGGTGACGGTGCCAGTTGCCGTAATGTTCCCGGTAACAGCGACGTTACCTGCAGATGTGATGCCCGCCTCGGTCGTGACGATGGGGCCTGAAAAACTAGTCGTACCCATTTTGTTCTCCTGTGTGGAATGAAAGCCCGATCCGTCTACACAGCGTCATCAGGAGAGGTGGGTGCCAGCTCCATCCGTCATCACGGGCATAAAAAAAGCCCCCGAGAGGGAGCTTGTGCATTGTCTGTCTATAGCATAGTTGATCAGAGATGTCTAGGTTTTTTTCGGGCGAAGAATATGGGTCGGTCCTCGGTATCGAGGGCGGTGTACAAATATAAGGTCCCGTTAGGGTGCATCTCGAAGACGTAGACCAAACCATCTCCTTGAGTCTTGTGGCCAAACACCGTGTGGTCAGCGAACCCGTAGCGTCTCAACCACGCCAACTCGTGCGTAGTATTCGTCGAAGGCGTCTTGTACAATCTCTTGCCTCTCCTTGCCGATCTTCGCTTCGAGCGCCTCAAGATTTTTGTAGCTAATTTCATACTTGCATTCCCCGCAGTGGAGGTACATGCCGTCAGCGCGAGATTTGTACGTCACATGAATGCCGCACGTGGGGCACACGCCGTTTAGCAGCGTGGCGTGGATCATGTGTATCTTAAGTGAAGTAGCGATGGACGAAACTCCTTGATCCCTGAAACCTCTCCACTATACCGTCCTTGAACACAAACAGCTTGCCGTTTTGACGGGTTATCGCGATGGCAAATTCAACCTCACTATCTTGAAACAGGAGGGCGATATCATCCTTAAACCGCGTGATGGGAGCCTCACCTGCTTTCTCCTTCTTCGCTTCATCACGGCCATTATGCCATGGGTCGCGGCGCAGATAAACCTCAGAACTAGTCTCGGTTGAAGTATCGGTCGTCAAAGTCAAAGATTGTCCTACCCGTTGATGCGCGTAACGCGTTGGGGTCGTCATCGAACGTATGGCCTTCCAGAATGTGGTCTGCGTGGCGTCCCTTGGACGGGCCTCCAGACCAGCGCTTGCGGCGGAACGGCAGGGCATCGGGGCCCAGTTTCGCCCGTGTGTTCTGTATGATGTATATCCCCTGCTTACCGGGCAGGTCGGGGAACATCTCGGGGCCGGTTTTACCCTGTGCCCACTGGTCCATTACGTACTTGTCCCGCTCATTGGCGTTGGCGGGGTATTCTGGTGTCTTTGGCAAGTCATACCTCCCGGTTAAAGGGGTATTCTATACCTACCAAGAACAGTGTCAAGCCTGCTGATCGCGCCATATCTCCAGCAGCCGCACGTGGGAGCTATTCACTTCCATCACGTCCATGGTGTAGACGCCACGGGTGTCCCAAGACGACTGTGCGCTGATGAAGTTCTCAGCGAGACCCTGCTCATCGAAGAGGGCGACGACACGCTCGCGCATCATTGCTTCCCCGCCGGGGTTCTCGTTATAGGCTCGTTGCACAATGAACATTCGCTTCTCCATGATCAAATGTTACATAAAAAGGAAAAGCCTGTCAAGCGTTGCCGCTCACTTTTTTTTGCGCCCAGCTTTCTTCGTGCGGGGGAACGAGCGGTTCTTGGACGGCTTCTCCATCTTCAGGTTGCTCAGCTTGTTGTTGCTCGTGTTGTTGTCCTTGTGGGCCACATCCTTGCCGTCACCCACAGACGCCTTGCCAGCCTTGATCATCTTGCGTCGCGCAGTGTTGCGCTGAACGCGCTTCTTGATCTGCGCTGGCTTCTTCTTGTATTTGTTCTCTTTCTGATAATCACGCGGCATCTGTATCGCCTTTCGTCCCTAATTCTTGAACCTTCACGCCAGCTTCATCAAAAAGCCAAACGCTCGATGTAAAACGCTCAGCTGTTTTTAGATACACCACACGCCTTATACCCGCCTGAATGATGTGCTTCGCGCAGTCCTCGCATGGCTCATGTGTGGCATACAGAGTACCAGCTGCACATGATCTGCCAGCAAAAAGGATGGCGTTCATCTCGGCGTGGATAACACGTTTGTATTTCTCATCTCGGTTATTCAGCTTCTCGGGGCTATCAGGTATAGCCTGCGGGAAGCCATTGTATCCCGTGCCTGCAACACGCCCATCAGCGTCCAAGACAAGAGCCCCGACTTTGGTTGATGGGTCTTTGGATAAACTTGCCGCGGCTTCTGCCATGGCGATATAGGCGTGGTCTTTGTCCAAGTTACGACAGGATTTCCAGCTTCGTGGCTTCCAGCATCATCACCACCTCCGGCACATCTGCACCAGCCACATGCCAATGGTACCTACCGCCATCCTCAGCCTCAACCCGGCAGATAATCACCGCAGAGGAGAGCTTCGAGGTGTCGCTGGTGGCGAGGAGGTGCCTGAGCAACTCATCTGGAGTCCAGCCCTTAGCGTCCTGTGACCGTTCACTGCGCTCAGCGCCGAGTACTACAACGTTGTCGTCAGACATCACTTAGGCTCCGTGTCACAGGGTGGGTACACGGTGTCAAAACCGTCGTCCTCAGGAACGCACTTGGGGTTCCGGCATTGCGTCTTGCCCGGGCGCACCACTTCCTCCCACTCGTTGCAGCGAGGACAGCGATAACCCACGTGCTCGTTAAACGGGTCCTGCGCCCACTCCGGGGGGCGTTCGTCCTGCTTTGGCTTGTTATGCCATGGGTACGGGCCCTGCATAGAGATGCGCTCTCCCTCTGTACCTAGCGCCGCGCGGCCTCGCGCGGTGCGTTTACGTAAATCTTCAAAAATCTTACGAGAAACTTCCAACTCAGTCACGGTTCGCGTATTTCCATGGGCGAGGTTCATCACCTTGGATATTAGCGGATTTCACTAACACCCAATTCCACACACGGTATAATGAGAACCGATCAGGCAAGATGAGATCATCAAATTCCTGTATGCCCCACCCGATATAATACATCACATAAGCTAAACAGCGACGCAGCATACGTATCTCCAAAACGATGGTAAGGGGAGAGCCGAAGCTCCCCCCAAACCTGCCCATCTGTCTTTCCCGAACCTGCACATTGAGCACCGGTTCAGAATGCTGAGGTTATGAGCACCCCAGCTGGTTGTCAAGCGGAAAACCGCTTAGCCACCAGACGTGCCGTAGAGACCCAGCGGGTCAGACACGCCAAAGGAATACCTTTCGCGAGCCTTGTACCGGATATTGCCAGTCTCGAAATCACCGTCCGAAGAGGTTTTCAACGGAACACGGTTGAACATCTTCGCGCCATTCGGCACGTCGGTCTTCAGGAACCATGCGTCGGTGTCGGTCAGGTAGTTGTTAACACACCAGCCGCCCGGGATAGCCCCGTTCGAGCGCAGTGCGTTGATGTCGTTGTCAGCGGTACCGACACGGTGCTCTGTCTCCAGAACGCGTGTGGCAACGAACTGCAAGGCAGACGGGATAACCATCTTAACCGGGCGAGCAGCGATCAACAGACCGCGTTCGTCCACCCAGTCAGCGATTGCGATAATCGCAGCTTCCAGAGACGTTTCGTTGAGATCGACATCAGTTGCCGGACGGTTTGCGTTCGTACCACCAGTCCACAGGGGATGGGAAGCACTAAACAGCGCCACGCCGTCGCCGGTCGTGTACGCGGAGAAACCGTCATTGAGAATGGCAGCGGCCTTCACCTGCTTGGTGTAAGCCATGGCTCGTGCCATTGCCTTCGTGTAACGCGCGGAAAGACTATCGTACAGATTGTCCTCCATGGCCTCTTCCGTGATGGAAAACGCCATGGCAATGGCCTCGTGCGTGTAGCGCGCGGTCCAGAGTTCCTGAGCATTATCGAACGCAACAGCAGCACCCTCGCCCTTTACAGGCGCGGCACCAAACCCGGCGAGTTTCACCTCTTCCTCGAACGAACGGTTCGAGTTTTCGGTATCGAAAATCTCCGTGTGCTGGTTCTCGTACTTCTTGTACTCCAACCCAAACAAAGCGTTAAGGCCGGGGATCAGCTCTTTCAGCAGCTGTGCGCGTGAAATAGCCATAGGTTACCTCCTATCCTTAAACGCCAGTCGCGTTGCCGTATGCGTGGCCTGCGTTCCACTTCACGATACAGTCGGTGTAAGCATCACCAACCGTCGAGAAAGGACCGTCCACGAAATCGACAAGACGAAGGGGGAGTGTGTTAGTGGTGGCAGTCGAGTCACCATCCAACGCGACGCCGGAACGACCCAGCGCGGTGTTGGCGGTGCCCTGCACCACTGCGAAATTACTGCCCAGCATTGCTTGGGTGACGGCATCGTCAGCCTGAATCTGGAACAGCATGTCGGGGTCATCGACCACATAAGCATACGCATCGGACGCCACCGTGTCGGCGGGCCAGAGGTCGTTATGCAGCAGATAACCAAGCGACGGGTCGGTATACTCGCAACCGACAAACACACCGATGGGGGTACAGGCGGTCGTGCCTGCGTCCTTCTCGATGGTGCCTGCGGCAACCAGTTTAACGATGTCTCCCGTCACGATGTTGGTATCGTACCCTGAAGCGATTTTGATCTTGCGGAACGACTGATTGTTGTGTCCACCGCCGATCAGATTCAGAGGGCGCATACCATACGGAAGGGCTGTAGTAGCCATTTCTATGCTCCTTGTTAATCCAGCCCTATCTAACTCTCGCCCGAACTACGAGTCGGATGGGGCTCGGCCAAATGATTGTCGCGTATGTGTTTCCGGTCTCGAAAGCGGCATACGCGGGTCACTTTCCCTCATTAGGTTTGCTTCCACACTAGCCACCTGCTGCTGGTTTTTCTGGTCGTAGTATTCACGACGCGATAGGTACACTTCTTCTGGGATACGGCACAGAATAAGGCCACCTACTTCAGCGATGCCGGAGTCACCAAGCTGCAGCTCTGGGTATTCCGACAGATCAACCGGCTTGTAGCCTTCACGGGCGCGTTTGCCCATGGATGATTTGTCGGCTTCACCAAGAATGTCCTTGCGGACCCAGCGATGATGCCAACCGGGTTGGGGTCTAGGGTCTGGAAGCATAGAGGGCGGCGTCCAGCTTTGCGCTCGCATCTCATCGTTTCGGGTGTCGAGATCACGAGGTGTGCGGTCTTCAGCCATTTGCTCTCTGCTCCTTCAGCAGTGATTTAGCATAATCCTCATAGGAGATGCTAAGGGAGTCGCACAATTGCTTTTGCGACTCAGTCAGTTGCACCCGGCGCGGGCCGCGTTTGCCAGAAGAACGGTTGGCTGGCGCGACACGGGAGGTTTTTCGGGTGGGTGCAGTTTCCCCGAAAAAATCTGGGAATGCCGTCTGCATGGCGTTATCGATGCGTCCGTAGTACGCTTCTGGATCGGCATCGACACTCACACCTTGGTTGTGAAGCCGTAGGTGTGTTGCGTAGGCAAAATTCGTCATGTCATCGCGACCCGGTGCATTGAACCACTGGTTCTTCTGCAGCCACTTCGCGAGACGTGGGTCTGGAGCCGGAGGCGCTTGCGGTGCAGGCGCTGCTTGCGGCTGGTTGTTCTGGGTTGGTTCCGTAGGTGTTCTGTACGAAACCATCTCTGCGTTCGCGCGCTGAACATGCAAATCTGCCAAACGAGACTGCATTTCCACGGTGAGGTCTGTATCGCCCTCCTCCATGGCATCACGCATCTGCTGCTGGGTCAGCTCGATTTCTGACTCGATCCGGCCCTTGGAGACCTCGCCGAGTAAGACATCGCCTTCAGCGCGCTCGCGGCGCATGCTTTCCAGTTCAGAATTGACACGCTGCAAATGCGCGACAGCTTCACGCTGGACGCGCTCGGCCTGATCAGCCCGGCGGCGTTCGTTGTGGTAGTTGCGGTGCGCTTTACGCAGACGCTTCTTGAAGCCAGTCTGACCGGATGGGGCGTTCTCGTCGAGATACTGCTCCAGCTCCGCTTCAGACATACCCTGCGTAGCCTGTAGCTCCGCGTCTAGGTCGTCGTCAGATGGCTCACCGTCCTGTGCATGCTCCCGGTCTTCCGGTGGCATGTCATCGACGATTTCAATTTCAAGCTCGTCATCGTCATCGATGAAGCGTTCGCTTTCATCCTCCTGACGCATGACTTTCTCGGCATTCTCTTCGTGTTCAAACGGGCCGCTTGTCATTTACGTACAATCCCTTCAGGATTTTCAACCACAGCCTGCACGCTGTCGTCATTGATGAGACGGTAATGCTCGTCTCCAACGTCAAAACGCACACCTGAATAGGCCTGCATCATGATAAAGTCCCCGACATTGCAGTAGGGACCGTTGGGAAAACGGGTCTTATCGGCATATGCATCGCTACCCATCGCCACGACTTCCGCGGTGATAGATGCGAGACTTTCTTTGTGGTGCACATCCTGAGGCAGGATGATGCCACCTGCAGTCGTCTCACTTAGCTCAAAAGGCTTCACGAGAAGACGGTAGCCTGTCGGCTTGGGGAGATCAGCCATCGGCATCCTCCTCACGCTGTTCAAGCTCTTCGATCCGCTCCAAAACAGCATATATCCCACGGATCACACCGCAACGGTGGCGGTATTCCTCGTAGTTCTCTGCCGCGCCGTCGGCCAAGGCGTCTGCTTGGTCATTCAGCTGATTGCGGATTTCCTTCTTTACTACCGCTAGTATTTCCATTTTTGCTCGCTTCTTTTGCCACTTCCATTTGTCCTTTGATGCGCATGGCTTCTCGGACAATCTCGACACCTGCACGCGCGTCGTCTGCCGTTTCTTTGGCAGTCAGTTGGCGGGCAGACTCGTCTGCGCCCATCGCACTGTCGAACAGTCGCTGGCCCATCTCCACTTGGAACTGAGCGTTGTCCTGCTGCAACCGTGCCATGGCCTCTTCATGGCGTGATTTTTCCTTCTCACGCCGAAGCTCTAAATCCTGCTCCTTGATGTCTAGCTCGCGCTCCTGAGCAATAACGACCGGGTCGCGCATCTTTTCGATGATTTCATCGACCTGAGCCTTCTGCTTGCTCTTCTTCAGCACGCGCCCTGCAGCCTCAGCCACCACATTGCTCAGCGCTTGTTCAGCTTCTGGCGGTAGCGGGCCCTCGACAGGCAACTCAACGCCCATCTCTTCTTCGATCTTCTTGCGGTATGCGAACGCCACATGCTCTGTGACGTGGGCCGTCATCGCGGCCTGTACGGCACCGGCCTGCTCCGACTTGGAGATGATGGCCTGCATCATCGGGTCTTCAGCAGCTGCCATGTGAGCCGTGATATGAGCTTCGTGGTCCTGATGCATGTGCGCACGCACAGGCTCGCCCTTCAGGATCGCCATATTCTCCGTGACCGGGTCCAGCGCCGGGATGTCATCCGGGTCCGGGACCAGCACATCAACGTTCTTCAGCCCCAGAGTCGTCAGCATCGAGCGATGTAGCTCGGGGATGTTGTAGATATCTCGCGCCTGCGCAGACAGGTCCAACGCGGCCTGATGCTGCATGATACGCTGCGACATAGACGCAGCAGACGGGTCCGACACGGGCAGGATGTCTACCGCGGCATAATCAAACTTGCGGGACGCCTGCTCTTCAGTTTCGTAGTCGTATTTGTCATCCATGTAATCCGTAATGATACGGGTCAGGATTTTGAACTCGTTCTTCATCGCGGCGTGGAGGCGGGCCTGCACACCAGTGATCAGTTTCTGCGCGCGCTCCAGAATGGCCAGTGTCGTGCCCACCGGGGCCTGCGCGTTCATGTCCGAGGCCTTGATATCGGCCATAGAGGCAAAACGCCGCGCCTCTTCCACCGTCTCACCAAGCAAAGCTGCCAAAACAGCCGAGGGCTCTTTATATGGGAGAGCGTGTAGATTGTCCTGAATCTTCGACCCAATCACATCCACATCACGCCACTCGCCCGGGCGGATAGGCTTGTCTTCGCCCTTGATCCTCAACCCGCGAGTCTTCAGACCACCCGGCAGGTTGGCGAACGTACCGGCGTCGATAAGCTGACGCTGCATGGAGGTGGCTGATTTAGCCAGTCCGCCGATTAGGTGGATCAAGCCAAGGCCATAAAATCCTGTACCGGGAATATATTGATAATGCGAGATATGGTCTTCAGCCTTGAAGTCCTCATCCTCTTCGTTCCAGTTACGATAGATGGAGAGGACTGCGCCGCTGTCTTTATCGATGGTGATGATATACGGCAGCTCAATGCCGGTGGGTCCGTCTTCGTCTTCATGCTCGAAGCCGGGTAGGTCCCACTCTACATACATCTCCAAGAGAGTGTGGCGGTCGTCGTGATCGTACTGAGGCGACACGCCTTCCAGCTCGTCTTTCTCTTCTTTCACCTCGTCGGAGGCATCAATACTCTGGTTGAGATCAATGTCTCTGTAAAACTCTGAATACTGACGCTTGCGGATGTCGTTCTCAGACATACGCATACGATGGGTGTAGCGCGGGGTTGTACGTAGGTCTGTTGCGCCATACGGTACAACAATGTCCTCCGGGGGGAGGAACATGGACACGGGACGCCCGACGCGCTCATCGAAGTAATTCTTCTTGAAGGAAGAGCCTGCCAACGCAACCGAAAACAGGAGTTTCTCATGCTCTGAGCGATACTCTACCATCTTCTCAGTCAGCATGTAGTTCAGGTCTTCCTGCACACGCTGGGCCTGCTTTTCCTTCTCTTTGGTGATCTTCCCGACGATCTTTGTCTGGGCCGGGCCACTAGCCGGGAACGTTTCTGTGATCGCCTGCGCCTGAAAGCGAACCACTGCCTCCGCAAGCACGGGGTGGAACACACCACACGCACCCGGAAACGGCTCGTTCCGGTCTTCGATCTTCATCCCTAGCAGCTCGATACCGTCGCGGTATGTGCGTTCCCAGTCCTCACGAGAGCTGAGATCAGCCTCATACGCAGCGATGAGATCGTTCGCTAGGGCGTGCAACTCGCCGTCTTCCATCTCATTGGCTAGATTATCGTCGTGGCGTGCCTCTTCCTCGATAATCTCTTCCGTCTCTTGCCCGGGCAGCTCCACGATCAGCTCATCGTCCTCCGGCATATCTTCGACAGACGGAGCGTCTAGCTGTGGGAAGGCTTTATCAACGGGCATGGATACCTCAATAATACCGGGCGGGTGCGTCGTAATCGTCGTGCGACTCCCACTCGTCTGATGGCAGCGTTAAGAAGCCGCCTTGACGAAATCGCATCAATGCGATTGTGCTGGCATCGACCAAATCGTCGTGATCGCCCAGCGGGAACGCCGCGAACTGTTCCACCACCTCTTCCGCCTCCTTGGTGTCTGGTGCCCAGATCATCCCGGAAGAAAACATGTCTGTGATGGAGTTAACGCGTGCTAGTTTTGTGTTGGGGTTGTCTGATGTTCCACGCGACGGAGTGTATTCCTGTACCGGGATACCCATCGCGCGCAACTCATGCGTCAGGGGTGTGCCGGAGGCCTTCTGCTCAACCACGAGGCAATCCGGCTGAAATTCGTCGTACAGTCGTCGCGCTGCGCGCTTGAGGTCTGGAAACTCCATACGCTCTTGAAACGCATCCAGCAGGATCAGGTTGTTTGTGCCATCCAGATCAAAAACGCCCCACGTAGTGCAGGCGGAGAAATCAGCTCGGTTGTTTGCTTGGTAAGCAGTATCCCAGCTCTGGATAATGAAATCGCATGGCGGTGGACGGGATGTTTCCCATTTGTTCCACCAATCTCGCTTGACCAGCGCGCCCTCTTCTGACGTGGGGTCTTGCTGGTACTGGGCCTGCCACTTCGGGATTGGCAGCTCTGCACGCAGAGACTCTAGCTCAGCCATGGTCCAAAATTCAGGCCACAGCGGCGACTCACCACGTGTTTCATTCGCGGGCATGATCGCTGGGAAGTGGATGACCTCCCACTTGTCGATGCCCTTCTTCGTTTCTGTTGCGGCGAGAATCTTGCCAGTCAGATCGCGCTTACTCCAGCGTGTCTGCACCAGAATAATGGCACCCCCCGGCTGCAAACGCTGCCGTGGGCCAGATTGGTACCACTCGAAAACCTTCTCATGCGCTTCTGGGTTATACTCACCAGAGAGTGCCTGCTGTTCAGAGATCGGATCATCGATAATAAACAGGTCGGCACCCTTACCGGCCAAGTTAGCGCCTACACCAACCGCCCAGTACTCACCCCCTACGGAGGTGTTCCAGCGCCCCGCAGCCTTCGCATCTGCTGCCAGAGCGATGTTGGGGAAAATCTCGCTGTATGTCTCGGTCGTGAGTAGATTCTTCACCTTACGACCGAAGTTGACGGCTAGCTCTGCGGTATGGGTGGCTTGAATGATCTTTTTACGTGGGAACCGCCCTATAAACCATGCCGGGAGCATGTAGCTGGCGTTCTCTGATTTACTGTGACGTGGCGGCATGTTAATGATCAGCCGCTTAAGCTCCCCGGATGCCACGCGGTTGAACGCGTCGGCCATGATGTTGAGGTGGCTACCCCAAATCAGATCGGGCCACACGTGCCGTGCGAAGGAGCTGTAGTCCTTCTGACCGTTGGCCTGCCGGTCGATGCGCTCGATTTTTTCGAGCATCGCCAGCAGCTCTTTCTGCTGGTCAACCGGGAGGAGATGGATTTGATCTAAATACGTTTCTAGGTTCTGCATAGAACGTTCTGTCTCTCGTGAGGCACAAAAAAAGCCGGTCACGAAACCGGCCATTGGCGAGAGTGCTTTAGTGGCGGAAATAACCACTATACCTCCTATAACATTATTGACCTGAGTTAGTCAAGCCTTTTCTTCCTTAACATATGTATGGGACTTTCAGTAGACAAGAAAGGCAAGCGCTCTAAACGCCCCACCTTTGTCAACCAAAACACGGCTTGGCGGTCGTGGCGAGGGTTCAAACTCCCCCACACAAACCCACCGTCTTTGCTTCTATTTAAAACGAGCCTCATGTATCCCTATCTCGGCGCAAGAAGATCATATCATTTCTTAGCTCCACGAAGAACCCTGAGGAGCTTCGTTCGTGTAATTTACCGTTACGTAAAAGTACGAATGGTGTGTGCTCCCAATACAGCCGAGACGGGTCTAATTTTTCGTTAACCGCCACGTTGGAGCCTGACGGAACGAGGCCAATGATGCTGACCAAACTGCTCATATGATCTGGATCGAACGGGCGCGGTAACGCTCTTTCTTGATCTTGCCCTTTGTCACCAGCTGCGCCACCACCGCGTGGGCTTGGGCGCGGGACTTGATGCCAAGCCCGTCTGCGATATCTGCCAAAGAAGGCGGGTAGCTGTGATCTGCGAGGAACGTGCCGATGAAATCCAAGCACGCCTGTTGCCGGGTTGTAAGCATGTAGCGGTCTCCTTTTCTACGAGGCTAATACGGAGAGCGACAGATGTCAATCTTTCTCTCTCATCGCCTGCGCCATCGCGGCTAGTCTATCCCCCGCTTCCTTGGGACTCTCCTTAGGTGTTTCGGCGGGGGGTGCCGGTTTATCCTTCTTTCCGATGCGGTCCATCACAATCCGTTCAAAATCATCCTCAGAAGCCCCAGACATCCACAAGTCGATATCCGGGGCGACTAAAGCAGTCTTTTCAATTACCGACCGGTATTCCTTACTGGGGATGAACACGCGCCGCTTCCAGCCTCCCCAGAACCCGAGTTTCTTTTGGAAATTGATTGGGATGCGTATCTTAACCCCACCGTTGGTGGTACCGACGTACTCATATGCATACGCTGTTCTCCAAGACATGGGCTGCTCCTTTTTTTTACAAGGTAGCGGGAAAGGCGGTGAATGTCAATTTTTTTATTGACAGATGTTACAGACATCCCCATACTACCACCATCAACAACGCGAGGTTCTTATGTCTGAAAAGCGAGTAAATCTGGCCGTCTGGGGTGAGGGCAACTACGACAAGGATGCGATCATCATCAATGGCCGCGAAGATGGCGAAGGCAACATCATCATCTATGTCGTGAACCGTGACGGCATGCGGGACGGCGACGGGGCTGATATTTTCCGGCTCAACCGGGACAGCTCCGTGGACCGCTTCAAGACGCTGAACCCCAAATACGGGTTCGACCAAGAAGACAACGGCATGATCGTGCTCGACAACTAAGCGCGCGGTCAGAACTCAACGGGGAGGCCTTGCGCCTCCCTATTTTTTTGCCTAAATTCTGAGCATGAGCAGCTTAGATAAACAGATCGGTGGGCGGCATTACGCTGATCTACCCATCCAGCCCATGACATACATCGTGAAGAACGGCATCGGATACGCCGAGGGCTGTGTCATCAAATATGTCTCGCGCTGGCAGCACAAAGGCGGTGTGGAGGACCTGAAGAAGGCCCGGCACATCCTAGAGCTTCTTATCGAGCTTACAGAGGGTGGGGTGGGTGATCAATAGCGTGACGGTGCGTAAGTGCGACGGATAAAGTACGAGCTTGCCGTTTTCTTGCAAGGCGGCTTTAGCACGGATGCTACCTCCCCAATCCGATGTTACCATTATGGTATGTGCCAGCCCGGAAATCAGCTTAGGGACTAAACTTACCTCCTCCATCGGTATTCCCCACGTGGTGCACGCCCAGTGAACACCATCAAATTTCCACGCTGCCCTAAGCGCAGGTGCGGGTGGCTGTCCACCCACACAGCGACGTAACTCCCTCCGGGACCACCCTTGTTGCCATGGGTTATGTAAGCGTAATTCAGCTTATTCATGCGTCCTCCTCAGGGAATGGGGGGCCACACGTAAAGCGCCTCAGGAACTGTAAATCTTCCGGCGCTGTCTGTCCCCGGCGTGGTAAATTCAATCTAGCGTAGGACTCAAGATACGCGTATGCGTTATTGTTGATCTCCACTCCGATCCACGGGTGTTCGTGCGCGTCGCCCGAAAAAATGTACAAAGTTACCTTACGCATCAGGACGTTTCCTTGTGAATTGCAAGTCCTCGCGGTCTGTATTGGTGTGGGTTGGGAGAAACAACCTACCATAGGACTCAAGATACACAACGGATTCGTCCATAGATTCCACGGCGATCCACTTGGGGTCAGACTGAGATAGGTACAAGTTCACCTTACGCATCACGATGCCTCGCGATTATCAAAGGGCGATCTATAGGCACGCGTGGGATAGCAGTAATCTGCAGCTTGCCTGTCGGGCGCAAAAACACGTTAGGGACATCATACGCGCAGATCAGCGTAAGCCCGGGACTCCATTGGGCGCGCTGCAGCTTCATTTCAATCTTCATGCTCATTTCACCCGCCTTAACCTGAGATCGCACGGATTTGCGGGGACGGCGTAGCGCCTCAAGCGGCCATCAGCTTTAATGTAAATAGTCACAACACCCTTGCGATTGATGTACACATCGTCTGGCGGGGCTCTGCCTAGTATCGCATACTCGTAACTACTTGTCATGGAGCCGCCTCACGAATTGGTACACCACTTCACCATCGCGAAAGGCGCTAAGCCACAGCGTGCCATGAGAGAACAGCATGACGGGCGGGTTCAACCGGCCCGGCGTCCGCAAGAGAACATTCCCACGTGCGTTGCGGTGTAGTTTTATGATTTCGGTCTTTAACATACGTTCTATTATGGCAGAATATCCAACGTTACGCAAGCAGGACGAAATTACGCACCGGTATCAGGCACACCACATCCTTGTCCAGCGGGTCCCCGCGATCACGACGGTGTAACACAGCCGTATCATACATCGTTTCCACCAACACTACCCCCAGCGCATCCTCCCATTGAACTGCCAAAAAAGCCGCGGTGGGCTCATCCATCAAGGTGGCGATTTTGGCGCGATCCACCGCGAGGGTCGGGTACTTCTCACGCGCGTTATACCGCCGTTTCACCTCAGCCACCGCGACACGCACACCCTCACGCCAGAACTCCACATCATATGGGGACTCAGTCGAGGTGATGCAGGCCTCAGCACCTATATGGACGCCGAGTCTTGAAGCTATACGCGCCTCGTTAAGACGGTCAGCGGCTGTTTCGTACAGCATTGCGCTTTAGGCGTAGCGAGGAGGTGGTATGGAGATAGGGGCGGTATACCCGCAGCGACCCGTTACTGCATACTATATATGCATACAGAGCATCGTCTGATATCAGACAGAGCGAGGCCCGCGTATCTGTTATATACAGCCTCACGGTGATGTGTGTGCTCATTTTTGGTAACGCATTAGACGGATGGGCTCATTATATGTGTAGGTGAGAACGCGAAGCGCCCCTCGGTCTGTGAGATATGCAGTGGGGCGTATTGTCCCGTACCACGCCAGACCGACGTATTTCAGGATGGCAAGCCTGCATACATGGAATTTGTTCATACTCGTATCACGATATGTTTGCGCCCCATCTGAAAAGCAGAGATGCTGACATTGCGCAGTTGGGTGGTCATGTCTGCGCTGGCTTATGGGTCATCCTCATAGGCGGGTCGTCGGGATGGCGTTGCGCTTTCCTGATGCCGCCTGAGGAATACAAATACACGAGCGGTATTTCGTTGGAGCCCTCCAAAGCGATGAAGGTGTAGTCCGGGCCGCTCACTAGACACAGGTTAGTCATAAGATACTCAATCATAGCCGCTTCCAGCACGAAGTCACCGCAAGGCGGCGCTTTAGGTGCGTGGGGCCGGGCGGGAAGGGCACCGAGGTTCTCGTCAACCGCCCGGAGGGATGCAACATCGCGAGGATGTCGCCCTGCACGACAGACAACCCGATAATTCCAACGCTGCCGATGCGGAATATACGGAGGCCGGTCATCGTGGAAGGCCTGTGGGTAGTACTTGAATGGCGCGGGTGATGGTGAACTCGCTGTTAGGGGGAACCTCACCCAGCCTCAACGTCCCCACGGGGGTTAAAGCCGCGATGGCATACTCGCGCTCAATACGTAAACTCACTAGCTCACTGTCAATGATGTGGCAGAGGTTGAGCGCTGTAGTCATCGTGGGGGGTGTACTTCAAAGGTGCGGCTGAACACAAACTCGGTGGAGGGTCTGGTAGCTCGCAATCTTAATTTACCGTTGGCGCGCAAGATCATCAGAGCTACCTTAATGCCCGTGCGCACACTCACCGTCCCGCGGCGGGGGACATGGCACAGGTGGATATCCATGGGGTTCATCCGCATACTCCTATAGTTGGGGTGAGGGCCGGGCGCTACTCCGGCTGGTGACGGGCATTTGGGAAGGGCCTGCCTAGAATTGTCTGGGGCATCCCGTCGAGCCTTCACTCTGCGTGTCTGCTTTCCACGCCGCC